AAAACTTGATACCGAATATACCCTCGAACTCATCGGCCCCCTTCTGAATCTGGTAAAGCGGATATGGAGTGGGGGCTTCGCCCACCGCTCCGAACAATACTGCATACAATGAAGCATCCATAGTCAATAAACGTTTTCGTCCAACAAGTCCTTTCCTATGAGTTCGTTCACCTGTGGGGCTGTCATTGTGTAGAACCTGCCCCTGCGTGACAAACCTTTTTCACTGTAAACCTTCTGACCGTGGTAACGGTCCTGCGCCTGACTGAACAATATCTGATACACGCCTGTGTACGCCACGATGTAAAGTTTCTGGGAGTACATCATCTCCACCTCTTCACGTAGCAGCTCCACACCGCCTATCGTGCAATGAATCTCCTTTTTCATTTTCTTGTCTTTTTATTGGTTTTTACTCTTTTCTGTTTCAACACCATTTCCGATGTCTGCCATTTACGGGCGGCTTCCACCACGGCTTTAACATCACGTCCGTATTCGATGTCCTCGTCTTCCGTACCGTAAAAGAAATCCTTGTTGTCAACATCATACCCTACGTAACGGTAAGTGGGAAATTCCGAATCGGAAACGTACCTGTATATGCGGAAGCACTGCCATCTTCCATACCACTCGAACTTCACCTTCTGACGTTTCAACTCATCTTCCAGCTTTCTGACGCACGCCATGAAATGTTCCTCGGTGCGTGACAGCTTGAAACCGCTTTCGGACTTGTCTTTCAGATACTCCATATCGTAGGGTTCAAGAACATCCGGTTCCTCATCCACGGTTTCTTCCGGAACCACATTGCCCTTATTGTCGTACATTCTTTCGTCACGGACAATCTTTACCGAATGGTCGGGCGTACATGCCCACTGGTAGATTTTCAAAAGTGTTTCCTCATTCAGTGTCCGGAGTGTGTAAACGGAAATGGTAGGGCTTGCCTTATGAATCTCGAATATCAAATCGTCTACTGTCAATGCTTTTGTTCTCATAGTCGTAATCAATTGGTTCATTTAAAATAATTCTTAGCGACAAACATCTTCAACTTTAACGTGTAATATTTTCCAAGTACCTATTGCCAAATCAAGTGTTCCATTGGGATTGATTTTCTCGATAACGAATTTTTTTACTGGGTAAAAGTTATAAGTTACCATACGTCCTAATTTTGCATTAAACTTCTTTTTCATCTTTCTTGTCTTTTAGTGGTGAATACTACGTTTATTATTATTTCGATATACAAAAGTAGTTATTTTTTTCGGAATAACAAAATAGTAAGATACTTTTTTCAAGGTAACTATATTAATATTTGTTAAGTACGTACGGTTACGTTGGTAGGCACCGTTTTACAGGTTGACAAGCAAATTATAATCCTCACGTGACAATATCCGGATATGCCCGGTAGCGAAAGTTTCAAACAGTTTGACTCTTGCAAGATTAAAACAATCGTATTTCATTACCCACTTCATAAGCGGAACCATCTCGCCCGTACTATCCTTATACATGACTTTGGTATTTTGCCAATCTTCCGGACCCATCGTTTCCAGTAATGTTATGACAAACATCTTTTCGTTTACAGCCTCGCACTCGTTTTCCGTATGCAGTCCGGTAACACGGTTGTAAATCGTATATCTGAAATTCATAGGTTTCTTATGATATTAAATGATTCGTCTGAAAGCAGATGCAGCTCTCCCTTAACGAACATGGTAAACAATCGGTCCTTTAACTGATCCCTCAAAGGAGTTGAAGCTACATAGCCTTTGAAAGATATGCCGTTTATCTCTAATGTTTCCAGACATTCAATGGGAACATTGTCAATGACAAGGGCAAACGCCTCTGTTATTGACGGCGCAAGGACTTCATTACACGTTCCGAATGCCGTAATATCATCCGGATATTCATAAGGGTTGTAGTAGCTAAAAGTAAACTTTTTCATATATCGTATGTTTCTAATTTAAATTCATTCCGTTTTCCAGTGACAGGAACGTCCGGACAATAATATTAAATATCATATTATATATTCCTTATAGTTATAGTAGTTATTAATATTAATTGCCACGAAGTTCCCTGCACCTTTATCGTATTGTCAATATTTAGTTCTTTTCATCAAAGTAAATATACGAAATATTTCACACCCGTCAAAACTCCGAACACTCACCCGTTCGCACACGAAGTATTTATTTTCAAATATGCAAATGCCACACAAAACCCGCAATTTTCACACAAGCCACACCACTCACACCGTTCCACACACAATCCATACATCATCCACACGCCACACAGTTACTTTTATTTTTATCAAAGTAAAAAATACAGGTTCCAAAATCTACTGTCTAACCTACGTCAACCACCCGACCCGTTTCCCGTACCCGATTCCATTTAAGGGTGGGGGCTGTCTATTCGAGCTACCATAGGTGAAATGCCACACATCCCTCTGGTTATTTCCATCCAAATATCTGCCACACACATTGCTTTCAAAGTAACAACCCTGTCTATGTTCTATCCGTGATAAAAGTAACTGTTCTTTTCTGAAAAATAACCGCCGGAAAAGTTAGTCTATATAATTAGAAAAACAAAAACGCCGGAAAGTTATTCTGTATAATATATAGTAGCCAATTAAAAACGCCCGTAATTAAATTAATCTAGTTACCTATATCAAAGTAAGCCTCGTTTTTCCCTATGCTGGAGTAATAAAAACGCCTATATGGACAATCTTCCTGTATAAAATAAGTAGTTTCCTAGGAAATTCCGGTATAACATGGATAATCTTATTATCTATATACGTAAAATAACACGCCAATTAGCCAAATTACAGCGATTTTCTACCCTGCTGCCGCTAATTATGCAGCAAAAAGCTGTCTTTTACCTTTCCCGCTTAGATATAGCTGTGGTTGAATAATGTCTAAGGTACTTATAAGTAGTATATCTATTGTTATTATTAGTATTATATAGATATATTAATAGTAAAACATTAACCCGCGAATGGGTTTCCGGAGATTCCGCGCATTTTCTCCCATGTAGTTACATATAAAACCGCAGTTTTACCCCCTTATTTGCTTGGTTAGATAATCTACCCTACTATAATTACTCCTTATTACCACTACCTAATTACCTGACAGCCAAAATAAAAACCCGTTTATGCGGAAATTTTTATTTTCACGCACAAAACGGGCTAATCAATTCGAGTCTTTTAAATACAAATTTGTGGTTGAGTAAGGTTTTTACTCAAAGTAAAATGAAAGGAGCCACTTTCACAAGCAACTCCTTTCTGTGTATAAACTAAATAAACTAATCTTCCCAACGCTTTGGGAAAGGCAAATGTAAATAAAGCTAATTATAAACACCGACTAAAAGACTATATTTTATCTTGAGTCCATGCGGTAAGGAACCAGCTTTTCAATTCATTCCACTTACTTAGCTGTGTCATTAAATCCGCAGTGACATAATCGTTCTGTTCATTTGCGTCCGAATAAATTTCGTTCTGCAAGTTTGTAAGTTGTATAAGACTTATCAAAGTAGCCTCAATCATAGCACGTGGTTCAGTAGCATCTTGTGAGCCTTCAACTTCTGAAAGTGAAGCGGCTTCGGGCAGCGTAAGATGGATGGGATAGCCTAACTGCCTGATTCGTTCCGCAACACTATCAGAATTTGATACGGCTTCATTATACAACTCCTCTAACAATTTATGCAATTCATTAAAACTTGGTCCGACAATATTCCAGTGGAATACATGGGTCTGTTGGTAGAACACTGTCCATGATGCAAGAAGTGCCCTCATACGTTCTACGGTATCTCTATTAATATTAGCCATAATATTTACTGTTTAAATATGGAGCAAATATACAATATTAATTCAAATAAACAAACCTAAGGAGTCTTATTATTGACAGATTTCCCACAGATTTTCAGTATTCTAGCCTTACGGGCATATTCATCACACCATCTGTTAACAGCATACCTCGGATGTTTTATATCCATGTGCCCCCGTATGTTCTTCGCATAATAAGAGGGAAAATTCCTATCAAGAATACTCTGCATTTCAATACGCAATCTTTCAATTGCTTCATTTTTATACGTATGTTTTTTCCTGTTTACTATATCCCTGCAACATTTGTTATCCACATTGATAACAAGAATCTCAACGGGGATTTTGTTTTTCATCACCCAGTGTATCCCGTTCATTACAGACCATATCTCGGCAATATTGGAATCCCACGTGCGATTCTTGAACGGCGCCCATATTTTTACAGTGACTAAATCACAATTAATCCAGAGCGCATAACCGGCTTCTCCAGTAGCAGGATTAACAGAAGCGTCCGAATTGATTGTGCAATAACCTTTCATTGTGACGCTCGTATATAAGATGCTACTCTGTTTATTTCTCCAACGGAGGGCTGATACTTCACTCCTTTTTCAGCCTGTATGTGCAGTATAGCCTTATACACATAAGGAATGTTTTCCTTGTCATACTGTACTGAATCTTCTTTCATAACAGTCCAGTCAGTTACGTAATTTGTGGTCAAAGCAGTTTCCATCATACGATAAAGTATTTTATAGTAAAATGAGTTTTGGGATAATCTTTTTCAAGGTTCTCGGAACCGAATACGGACACATGGAATCCTTCAAGCGTTTTTTCTATTTTCGCCCCTATAAGTATTTTGTCCGGTTCGGTGCAGTTTACAACTCCGATGTAACGGTCCTCGGTACAACTTACAATACCCAACCGTCCTCTCAGTTCGGATTCCGGTATGTTGTTTTTCTCACAATACTCAAACAGATACGTTTCAATTACTGAACGCTGGTCAGCCAATGCCTTTTGCACCAACTTTGAAGAAGCGTCCGATGGTTTTTCAATCAATCCTTTTGTCATTATAATCTAATTTACGCATTATTATTCTTTCTACATTGTCATTTCTACGGTGTAACTCCGTAAGGCATACAATGAGTATATCAACCAGTTCTTCCTGAACTTCGGAATACTCCGAAATATGTTCGGAAGAAACATCCTCATTAGCTTTAAGGAGTTCACAAAATTCATCTTTAAGACTATTTGTACACTCTGCATACCGTTTCATAGGAGCAGACACCTCGGTAATTTTCCCACGTTCAAGCGCACGTTTGTAAGCGTGCTCGGCAATTTCGTTTATATTCATCTTTCAAATAATATCCATAAATAATACATATTGAGATTCCCCCTGTCAAGTATCTTGGTAACTCTCAGGGGAGATACAGCCTGAAATTCAAATTCAGCCTTGAAAACTCTTAGGACTAAATTATTATGTAGATAGTCCGTATAGTATTCATTTTCCTTTTGCTTTTTCAACTTCACGTACTTACATAAGAATATGACAATAAGCAAATCTGTCAGCAGCAAAAGGGCTATTATTCCTATGAGTAACTCAGTAATCATAATGTAGGGGCGCTTTTATATATTTCCAATTCTTCCTTAGTCGGAAACCTGCACTTATCCACAGGGAAACTAGGAATTTCAACAATCTCCAGAGGGTCGGTTTCATCCGGCATCGCTATTGCACTCCCATAGTAGACGAACATCATCTTTGCTCCGGATTTACTTACATCAACAGGGTCAGCCAGTTCAAACATATATTTGCTTGAACCCAATTGAGCCACTATGTATGTTCCTTGGTTTACTATGAAACTTTTAGTGACATCATAAAAAGCACCCACTCCGAAAACGGTGGGATTTATAGTTGTTATGTGTTCTTTATCTTCACTCATACTAATGGTAAACGTCTATATTGTTTATACTCATCTGCTGTAAGCAGCCGACATTCGGAAAGCAAGAACTTTCTGTAACCATACTGTGTAACATCAAATTTCGGGCAAAACAATGTTCCCGGCTCAATATACACAGGAGTTGAACTTGGAGAGTTTCTTACGTGCACAGGTTTGGAAACCTCAAAAAAGAAATATGTGTCATTTCTATATGCGTTTACGGCTACTCCGGCAGGAAGCACTGTTTCACCAGCAGGAAGCCACATAGCGCTTCCTCTCAAACCCCTTTCTAATGGGCGTATAAAATCAGCTATTGAATGTGCCATATTTGTATTAATTGGTTTACTTGAATATACAAAATTATTTTGATTTTACAAAACGCTTGCAACCTTTAAGAAGCATTACATGGTATTCCGGCAAACCAGCCTTAACCAAATCAAGAATGACTATGTTTATGCCCTCAACCAGTGCATTATAGGAGTTTCCTGTAAACTTGTGCCTGTTTACTCCCCATAACAGTCTACCCGGAATTTCACTACGGACGGACAAATACCAGTCGGAACCCTCTTGCACACCTTTGATAATTACAGAGTGTGTTCCCAGTGTACCCTCGTCACTGTATTCAAAACAAAAATCCCCAGCCGGATTGCTGGGGAGTAACAACGTCAGAAGTTCTACTTCAATCATTAACCTAAACCTAATAATTATCCAATCGCTATCATTTGGTAAAATTCCTGTTTCAGTTCGCCTTCAAAGAAATCTCCCCCCAAACGACAGGTAACAGTATCAGAATTTATATCCTCAATTCCTCTCAGTTTCACACAAGTGTGTTCCGCTTTTATGAGAACGGCTACATTGTCCGTATCAAGTATATAACTCAAAGCATAATAAATTTGTTCGCAAAGTCTTTCCTGAACTTGCGGTCTACGACAGAAAAATTCCACAATACGGTTGATTTTGGAAAGCCCGATAACAGTATTGTTAGGAATATAGGCAATAAAAGCCTCACCCATCATAGGAATGAAATGATGCTCGCAAGTCGAGTGAACCTTGATGTGTCGTTCAAGAAGCATACTACTGTAATGCATCTTATTCTGTATAGTGGTTATCTTAGGGAAATTATGGTAATCAAGCCCCCAAAATATTTCATCCACATACATACGGGCAATTCTTTTCGGAGTATCCGAAAGCGAATCATCATCCATATCCAAACCCAATGAGGTCATTATATTATGAACGGATTCCTCAATTACTTTTTTCTTGGAATCGGTATCAAGGGAAGCACTTATTTCCAAAGGGGTTTCAACACCATTATTCATAAGTTCCTTATGGACTTTAATCCCAAGTTCATAGTCAGTCTTATTTTTATCCAACATATTAAAGAGCGTCTAAGTCGTTCAACAAGTTTGCATATTTATCTGGGGAAAACTCATTGTAATGTTTCTCCATGATTTTTTTCACATCTCTCAAGGAAACTTCCTTGTCGGTAATAACCCTACTAACAGAGAATAAATCCGGGCTGTCAAGACAGAAATCCCGTGCATATCCTACGGCAACGGTTCTTGTGGTGTCATAAAAGAAAATGATTCTCTTTCGTTCAACTCCGACAGTTCCCTGTCGTACCACATATTCCTTACCATCCTGTGTTATGAACATAGGTTCTTTGTTACGTATATCCATTACACAGTTTTTACGTTAGTAATCTCGGCAGTACCTTCTACTTTAATAAAGTCACCTTGTAATGCCCCAAAATACTCAACCATGCCGGCAGGTATCGCAACTCCTGCACCCATAGCCTCGGAATCAGATTTTTCCAAACTCCAAAGACGCACATCAGTTTCGGCATATACTCTTAATATAGAATCAGTAGCCTGAACTACTGAATCTGAAACACTGGTGGCGATGTCAATGCTCATACATTGCATTACTCGCCCTCTGTTATCAACTCCTGCACCCATAGCATAATAATTTTTATTTTCACAAATATATAAAGATTATACGTATTCACCTAGTTCAGAGGCCAATATTTTTCGTGCAGAGAATATCCGGCTCTTTACCGTACCCATAGGAATAGATAACTGGTCGGATATTTCTTGGTAGGAAAACCCATTCATGTACATGGTAATCGGTTCATTCAGAAAAGGCGGAAGTTTTCTTACCGTTTCGAGAATTTCCTCTTGTACAAGATGGTCGCCACTATTGTCTATATGGGTAGATATAGGAGTGAGATTTTCAAAATGATACCGACTGTTCCATCTAACATCATTAATGAAAATATTTCTCATTACAGTAGCAGACCAAGCCCCGAAAAATGTACCGTCCTCATACTTATCATAGTTTTCCAGTACCTTTAAACAGGTGTCCTGAAATAATTCCTCGGCTACATCCGGGTCTTTACATAGAAATTTTGCGTATGTGTGTAAACGGGTAAACTGGCTGACAAGTTGTTTACCCACTTCATCCCTCGTCATATTCATACGGATTATTATAGTCCACTACTGCATTTCCCTCCACATACTTCACGTAATAGTACGTATCATTGACTTTTATAAGGGGAATATACTGCCCGTTTGCAAAAGTTCCGGAACGTCTGGGAACATCACCTACACAACCCACAACATAGTGGTCTGAGTTATAAAGAACCCAAGACGCAATTTCTTCTACATTCATTGTATCAATAGCATTATAAGATTAATAGATAATTCATTCTCAATAACTAAATGACTGCCACCCCATACATCTTGCAATGTATCGTCATAACCTATGAGCCGGTAGAAACCGTATCTCTCACCGACTTTTCTACATAGCAAATGATAATGAGGCTTGGACTTTGGAGCATCGGAACCCAATTCGACAGCATCAGAAAAAGACGGTTCCGTATGACTGTCACCCTGTACCTCTATAATACGGTACGGACCTGTAACCACTCCGCAATCATGGTGTACAGTAACAATCATTCCCTCTCTAAGCATACGGAGTAAGTTTACAGATTAAAACATAGGCATCCTCGGTATTCTTCATCGGAATGGTTTTCTGAATACTGAACGAGCATCCCAAAGGAATTTTTTCTATATTGTAGAATATCACTTCACAAGAAGCAAAATCCTTAAAGGACAGACCATCTTCATAAGTATATTCACAGCCGGCAGCTTTAGTAAGAAACATAACAGCCTGTTCGGGAGATATGAAACGGTCGGTTTTCATTTGAATCTCTCCACATAGTTTCTCCTTTGCAAACTGCTTTTCGATAACTTTTATTTCATCAAATATTCTCCTGCGCACTACTATGGGAAATTCCTCAATAACCTCAGTAAAATTTAAACTTAGCTGTGTGACAGTCATAATTCCTAAACTTATCATGGCATTTTGTTTTAGTTACGGTTGAATATACAAAAAATAAGGTATCTTACAAAACGCCATAAAGTAGGGTGACTACTTCACAGTAACCACCCTAGCACCCGTTTAGAATAAATTTTTAGAATTTACTTTCTACATGGAAATATTTTCTAATCCAGTAGGGACGGTCTTTGTCCTTCAAGTCAGTCAAAGCAAGGTCATAGCAAGCGATAATGTATTTGTCCTTATCATCGCCAATCCATTTCAAGATAACACTGTTCTGGTCGGAAGCAGCCTTGTTCATTGCAACATACAATGCCCATTTGTTGTAGTAAGGTTCACATTCAACCCTACCATCATGTTGCTCAACCTTTTCAAACAGCTCATCGGGGTCACGCCATTTGGGTCCTTTACTACCATCCTGATTCTGAAATGCAGCAACGATTTCCTCGGCTTCATTTTCAGTAAGGAAGTTATAGTATTTAAGAGTACCCTCATAACATTCAAGAACTTCTTTAGCCATTCTCGGATTTACATCAGCAAGAACAGTGAAAGCCTTTTTAAACGCCAATAGGGATATTTTAATATCCTCGGCATCATTTGCTGTGGTAGCCTCATTAAAGACGGAACAGAATTTGTCCATCAATTCATCTTTAGTCATAATCGTCCTAGTTTTTATTTTCCGCAATTAGGGCAGTTTATCACTTTCGGAGGAACTTGTTGTATCGTCCTCGGCTTGATATATTTTCCCATAACTTTTGGTGTAATAGTAGTTAAAAACATTAAGAAGAAGCTCAACCCATAATGCCAGATACGCCAAAGTGAATGAGTAAAAGAGGCTGGGAATAACCCCCTGCCCGGTAATGAACAGGGAGTATCCCAGTGTCGTCCAAAAGGTAAGGCACTTGGAACAATTCAAAACCACGTTCTTTTTACTATGAAAGGTTATGATTTCTGCAAGCCCCAAATGGTTGAATAGGACGGCTATTAGCATTATGTAGATTAAGTCAATCATTCTTATTTCTTAGCTACGGCTACAGAAGCGGCTTCTGCTGCGGTAGCAAATGCAATAGTCACAGGTGTAAGCAAGTTATACCCATGTACGTTTCCGTTACATTTCACATTAGCGGCCGATTCAAGAGTTTCTCCTACTGTAAGAGTAGGTGCGGCTGTTTCGGCAGTTGCAAAAATAACATCGAAGCTCTCAGTGAACATTCTTGTAAGAGGCCGGCAGCAGCATCTAGGGTTGTTACCTCGTGGCATGTAGGTAATACTACCTTTAGCCAAAATAGTAAGATACGTCATTCCGTTAAGAACTTGCTGGCTGGCTACGGAAAATTTCACGTCAGCCTGTGGTTGAACCGTTGCGTTCAGACAATAGCATTGGCAAAGGTTCTCGGTTATACTCACCGCATATTGCTGGGAGTTAGCCGAAATTGCAATAGGTGTTACGTTAATCATAATCCTTATTCAATTAGGTTTATTTTTTATTTGGGGCTTCTTCCGCCTTGGGTTTTTCCTCGGCAGGTACGTCACCGCCCAAATTCGGTGACTGCATAGGGGCGCTACCCGGTGTTAGGATAGGGGTCAAAACCTGAATCAGTCCTGAAACAATAGTCTGCATGTTCATAAGTAGCTCCTGATTCTTCAAACCTAGCTGTACTGCGCAATACGCTCTATTACCTATATCACAGGTAGCGCAATTTTTATCACAACCTTCTTTAGCCATAACTTTAACTGTTTAAGAAATTAATAATTCCTGCCTTTACAAACATATTGGACTTCCATCGTCCTAATGCGGTGGTAAGTTTGCTTGCAGTAACTGCACGCCCTTCTTTGCGATTTTCCTCAATAAATGCGTGTACCGCTTTTCTACATTCTTCTACTTCCTGTTCTGTTTCAGCGTAGATAAACAATTTCATTTCAAATGCCTGCATAATATTCTAAATTTTATTCAGTAGGTAACGGAGGAATATCCACGGGAGGTGTGGTCGGAGTATTGATAATCGGCTCACCTTTCCTTATGGATTGTATAAAGTTGAATGTTCTTGTAACATCATCCTGATGTTCGTTGAACCATCCGAGAATAGTTCCGGCAGTTTCCTTTATCTGTTGGAAAGTAGTAGGTACTACTGGGTCGGTATCTGGCAACTGCATATCTTTAGCAAAGAAATCATACATTTCCGTAGCCTTTTTCAAATCACCGTTTGCAATAGCCAGACAGGACATCTTCAATGACATCTTACTACTTGTTCTCAGTCCTTTAAGCATTTCCAACTTCACTTTATTGTTACTCCAAATCATGTTTAAACGGGTTAAAGGGAGTTCCCCTATTTAGAGAACTCCCGAAGTTTTTACTGATTGCATCCGCATCCAGTGTTGCAGCAACAAGGCATAGCCGGTTGATACAAAGCTACGGGTTGAGGATTAACCTGTCCGTTTCTTCCGGAACCACCGTTCAGTAACAAAGCCAAAGCCTCTGCCTGAGCCAAAGCACTTGCATTAGCACCTGCTCCTGCGCCTGCTCCACTTTGTGCATTAGTGATGATACGGATAATATCCAGATTGTTAGGAGTCTGGTTATTCTGGTGGTTAACTCTCTCAGCACGTTCTGCCAAAGCAGTAGTAGCCAGAATATCAATAGCACGTTGGTTGCCCTTGCTCTGTGAGTTGGCATAAACACCACCGAAAATCCATGCGCCTACGGCTGCAAGGAGTGCGGTACTACCAATTGCCAGACCTGCGATACCAACACCTGATGGTCGTCTAGCTGATTTCTCAGCCATCATAAAATGTTCGTAAGAACTCATGTCAGTTCCTTTACCCATGTTAGCGATGGTCATTAATTCTTCCGCTGTCATAATAGTAAGTTTTTAATGATAATTTTTAGAAATCTTCCTCTCATTAGGAATTGGTTCAAAGTTCGCTAAACATTCTCTCTTGGGAAAGGAATAAGTTACTAGCCCTTTACTTTTTCTTTACTGTCGAACACTTTAGCGTAAACTCTCTCATAGTTCAGATTCACAAAATAACGCTTACGCCTGTATTTAAAGTTATTACGTATAATACATACACCCGGACGTGTAAGTCCTGTAAGCTCCGCGATTTTATTATCTGAGAAACTACGGTTGCCCAGTATGTAGACTAGAATGTGTCGGGCATCCACACATTCCTCACAATTAGAGGTTAGAATCTTATCCTTGGAGATTCCTGTAACTTCTTCAACGACGCTCATTATGCGGTCGTACATTTCAATCATGGTATTCATTTTATATTCCAGTTAAACCTTTCTCTTAACTAATTTGTTACCTTTGTAATAACACCCCAAAAGTAATGTATATGAAAAACCCAGTCAATGACGTAAATACATCATATTTCAGTGAAGCTGAATTAAGAGTAGTGAAATTATTAGCCAGTGGCTCGTCTGAGAAGGAGATTGCTGACAGGCTATGTATCTCACGCCGCACTGTTGACAACCATCTGAGGAATATTAGGGAGAGATTCGGCTTGCATAAGAATACGGAGATTATACTTCTGTACATTGCACATCTGAACCACAAACCGTTCTCGTTGTCCAATATAAAACAATATGGACTTGAAGTAATCCTTGTACTGATTAATGTTTGTACCTATACGGATTTGAAAAGTCTGTAAGTGATAAGAGTAAGGAGGAAGAAAATTATTCCTATGCCGGACAAAAGCGTTACGGCATAGAAGTACACAACCTCGCTTATAGGTGTGTATTTATAAATGAAAGAACAAGCACATATTCCTAGCAGGCATCCCAAGTTCATCTTATACCAAATACACATACGCTTAGCAGTAGCCATAACATAAAGAATCATTATCACAGAAAATCCTGCATTGATTGAACAATTATACACGAAGCTGTCTGTCAGCGAACCATTCAAGAATTTGTATCCGTGAATGTAGGCTGTTATAGTACAGATAAACGGTGCATACAACCGAACTAATCTACGCAGGACATCCATAGGCTTAAAAATGACTTTATTGCTTTGACCGATGCAAATATAATAGATTTATCCGAATAGGCACAAAAAAAGAGGAACTTTCTCAAGCTCCTCTTTCAAAAACCAATTAAATTACAATCATTTATTGCACAAACAAACAAGTTTTAACCGCCAGCTCCACCGATTTCAGCCCAATCAGTCACAGCCTTTTTGGTATCCACACGGATATAGAGTTTCTTACCAGTCAAGTCAGTGTACTGTGAACCTACTTTAAATACATGAGTGTCCGTAACCAATCTATCGTCAACATCAGCCGGAGCACCCTTACCAATCGCAACAGCATACAAATGTGTCTTATCTGCCGGATTGAGGATTGTTAAGTTTTCAATTTTAGCCATTTTGTTAAACTTTTAAATATTACACATTTTTGAAACGTCAACTACGAAATTCTGTTCCGTTTCAAAGATACAAATAATATTCTTAATTACAAGTCTTTTGGAATATATACTTTATTAATTTGATTCTTGAACACATCATACATACATCCCATCTTGTGTGCCTGCATATTCAATATGACAAAACTTGACAGGTTATCCTTGGATAGGTTTTCCATAAGTTCGGCATAAGTAAGTTTTGAACCCCACATAAGTCCGGCAGCTATTTTACCTTTAAATTTCGGGTGTGCACCTATCCATTCTTTCATTTGTTCATAGTCGGAAATATCATCTATGACAAATTTAAGATAATCGTGTTCATCCATAAGCACCCAGTTTTCCGAGCGCATTTTTGTAGTTTCTCCTGTACTGCCTAGTTTATAGTCAACCACAAAAGATATACGATTTACGTACTCTCCGCCCATGTCACCATAGTAATTTCTGAAAGGAACATAATTGGCTAGGGAAACAGACCCGTTAGTTTCTACCACGATAAGAAAGTTAGCTTGAATGAGGTCTGTAATCAACTTAGGAATATCTGGGCGCTTCAACAATGGTTCACCACCTGTAAGGCAAATGATGTTATGCCCTATATCATGGCACGTGGCTAGTATTTCGTCAAGTCCCATTTCAGTTCCACTGTTCATTTCCAATGCCTCCGGAGTATCACAAAGAACCCCTTTGGTTGACTTATAACATCTCAAGTTACATCCTGATAAACGGATAAAAGTACAGGGCATACCGATTCCGAATCGGTTTACCTCACCCATATAGCCGGGATAAATGCAGTTTATTTTCATAATGGTTATATTTAGAATGATAAGACAAATAATTTTTCCGAACGGTTAAGGTAAGGAGAAAACATTTCTCTCTTACTTTTGTAGATACCACAAAAATATCCTATGGCATTTACAATCGTATCACGTAATTTAGGTTTCTCACTACGCAAAAGGTCTATAAGTCTTTCGGCACGTTCCTCGGTAGGAGTATCCAAGTAGTCGTTTATACGTTCGTAGTATCTTCCCAGCGTGATATTCCCCCTTACCATAGGGTAGTAAGTCTGGTGTCGGTAATAGTTAGCCATTTCCCCCAAGAGAGAAATACATATAACACCTCCGGCAAGTTCAGCCAGACGTGTGTTTTCTACAATCTTGTTTTTAGTTCCGGTCAAGGATTTCAAAGGCTTTTCACAACCTTTGGGAACTCTAAATTCAATAGAACTCCCCACTAAGTAGCGGAAGAGTTCTTGGGTACGTTTGTTCTCCATAACTGTCTAGGTTTCTTATGATATTTTGTAGAATGTAGTCTGCGTTTCGGTTTTCTCATTGCCGTTTTCTTTTACGTGAAACTTTTTCGGTTTCCTTTTCCTCCACTATTTCCTCCACATCAACTATATCCTCACGTGAGGACGGTTTTGCCGGAATGGATATGGTGGACGGTTGTTCTATTTCCTTGGGAGCACCTCCGAATATTTTGGATAAGATACCACCGCCGGCAGAAGTGGCAGCACCCCCAGCAGCACCTTTAGCCTCGATATTTACCGATATTCGTTCTCTTCCCAGTTCGGCTTTGGCAGCCATCAAATCATTAAGGCGGTCAATCTCTCCGGAAAGTCCGGCATCAGCGACACCACCGTCAACCTTTTCAATAACAGAACCTCTTCTTACTCTTTCATACTGGATGTCAATAAGGAAGTCCATCATATTGGCAGGTGTGGCAGGTTTCTTGTCACCCCAGTCTATACCACAGGCAAAATCCTTTCTGTACATAGGACACTTGTCATAAATGTAGCAGGAATTGCAGTTCATTCCTACGCCTATAATCTCATTTACAGATACCTTGTCACGGGTATTGACAATAAACTTGTCAAAGTCCTCACACCATATATCCATAGGGAGAGTTTTTATCCGCTTAAGATAATACTCCCGGCAGTCAAGAAGATTATCCTCGGTTTTTCTACAAGTCATGCAGTCGGGATAACCCCCTTTTTCAAAGAAAGGACACAAATGTCTTTTCAACAAATCAGCATCCTCCGTACCACGAACAGCCTCGATTCTTTTTTCAATTGTATCAGTTGCCATACTATCTTCTTGTTTTATCGTAATACAAAACAGGTTTATTCTTTAGCTTGCAGTGAGCGATTTTAAGAAATTCCCTGCGGAATCCCAACCACCCTAGCAGGTTCATGTTATTTATAGGAATACGCTTTTCACCACGTATATCTTCCATACTCAGTCCGGCATCCTCATATTTGATACGGTTAGCCTTTCTTCTGTACTTATGTTTGTAGTCAATGGTGCTGAAATTTTTCCCGTCATAGTTATAAGTAGTACCAAAACGAGTACCTCCTAACCATGTTACAGAATCCACGGAAAAGAAAGGGAATCTTTGCAACAGGTTCATTTCGGTCCAAGCAAACCCATGTACTTTTGTTCCATAGGCATTTGTAATGCGATATATCTCGGCAGCATTATCTTTCATAGTCTGGTTACATCCTACGTAGTTATGTTGCTGGCAATACTCTTTAAGACGTAACAGACCAGTCTTGTCACCCTGTGCGTCCTGATGCACCACATATACTACGTTTATATCCTTTTCGAGCGGTTTGAAATATTTTTCATTCCATCGGTCAACAACTTCCCTACCTACAATCATGTCCAAGTCAAGGTTTGCAGCGACAAATATAAACTTTTTATTTTCATGCAACCAAGCCACGTATTCCTCCAAATAAGGAAGCCAGTATTCTTCGGTAGTCATTTTATGCTCCACTTTTTTACCCATAAAGGAGAAAGCTCCGGAGTCCGTCATAAATATACCACCTTCCTTATGTTGTTTCTCCAATTGCGGTGGGTAAAATTTGAGTGACTTTCTCAAGTAGAAGTAAGAAACCAACGTGTCCTTTATACCGAAATCCCGTAATGTGGTATAATCACCTACGGATGATGCGGAAAAGAACAGAGTGGCTTTTCTTTTACTCAACTCATTACCTTCTTCAAGAACTCTGCGCTCCATTTTTCCCTACGTAATGAAGTTATTACTTTCTGGCATTTGTCACATACTCCGCAATTGCGCTTTTCGTTTTCCCCATCGGGGCAAAAAGTAAGATGCGAGTAATCTAGCGTACTTAGTTTCTTAGCCAGCTTTACAAACGGCACATTCATTGCCGGAGCAAGAAGTTTAATCTTATAAGATTTGGCGAACAAATATCTTGCCTCTTCATAGAAAAGATAACCACCGTCAAACCATGAACTTCCCAAATCCACAGCACCGTATGCCACTTTCTTTATTCCCATAGCAGTAGCATAATTACCTGCCATAGAAAGAAACAAAAGATTCCGGCAGGGAATATCCACATTATGCACGTTACCATCCTTATCACGAATAGGCTCAAACTGTAAGGGGTAAGTTACTTTGCGGAAACTCTTGACGGAATCTTTATAGACTTCAATATAATAACCTATTGCGGACAGTTCTTTTTCGATATTGTCCTGCCCATAGTCAACATAGAACAAATGAATATCATACGATTTGGAGAGTTTATCCAGATTATACAGGCTTTCAAAACCTCCAGTAAACAGCAAAACTACTTTTTCTCTTTTCATAATCTTATTAAATAGAAAAAGCCCACTATGTAAATAGCAGGCTTTTTGTGAATACTTTTGGAGGGCTTAACGTCTACGTCCACCACGAGTAGAAGTTCTACGTCCACCGCCACCACGGGTAGCAGTTCTACGAGTAGCACCTCCACCGCCTCTACGAGCAGTACGGGCAGCGCCACCACCGCCTCCACCTCTAGTTGTTCCCATAATAGTGAAAATTTAAAAGTCCAGCAGTATTCATTTATAAAGCGATTAGCTGTAAAAACCGCTTGTGCAAATGTACTAAAAACTTTTATTCTTCCAAATAAAACCTGCGAAATTATATACTTAAAAAGAATATTTTAAGTCCAATAGCAGTAGTATTCAAGGACGCATCCTGAAAAAACGGCTGGACACCTATCAATATTCCCTTTTTAGCAAAAAATTTATTGCTTATAATCGCACCCTTAATAGCTTGGTTAAGCGCACCCGCACCAATAACGCTTATTATAATATCATTATCGGGATTGCTTTGGTAGGTAGAATAAATACTACCAGCCAATTTCTTGGCATCAGTAGATGAACTGCATCTTAGGGTAGTGACTTTTTCTTGTACTTCATTAATTGCTTCCATAATTACTACGATTTTACCCAGCGTGACTTTGAATAGTGCAAATATAACAATTATTCGTCTACTTCCACAGATTCAAGTTGTATTTTTGAAATCTTATGTAAATCTTCCGGACGTATAACAAGCAGGTATCCTTTACCACCTTTTTGGCGCAAAGCGATAATGGGAATTTTTTTCTCCACTTTAGCCTTGTTCCTAATATCCTCGAACAAAGTCCATATAGCGGATTTTCCCCTAACCTTACATTCAATGTACAGTTTGGGATGAAGCGTGTCGCTGTTAGTATTATGACCGCTATTACTTCCGGACAATGGAACTCTCTTTGTACCGAAATGTTTGGCAACTTCTCTTTCAAATGACTTCCAACAGCTCTTTGACGTTGGTTTCTTAACCACTACATTATTCTTACGGATAACTTCCTTCTTAGGTCGTAATCTCCTACCGATACTTCTTTTAGGCATTACATTAAAACGGTTAATATTTCCACTGGAATATCTACTCTTACAAAATGTGGATTATTGCAGGCGTTCCAGTTTTCATTAGAATTTAGGTAAGGCTGATAAAGATTACACATTCCGTTTTTGTAGAACTGTGTAATCTGATATACCTTGCCTGAATATACACTTTTTATATAGCTTCCCAAAGGGAAACAGCTAGGATTATGGGGCATAAGTCTACATATTTTCGACACCTCTTCGTGTCAGTTCCCTACTAAGCATTGCCAGCACATTACTGAATGATTCGAGTTTTCCCGCAAGTAGGTCACGGAATATTTCCGCTTCCAGAAGTTTCTTATTCAACTTCTCCACTTCGGGAGTTACTTTAGCGGAAGTTTTTCTTTCGGTTACAGTACCACCACCTGCGGACAGCATCGCCTTATCACACGCTAAGTCATATTCAGACTTACATTGGGCATAAACAGCACAGGCTTCCATGTGTCTATCCTCGGTAAATTCACGCCATGCGGAATATTTGGCAATCATGTTACCCAGTTCGGTAGAACTTGTTTCCGCTATGGTTACTGGCATTGTGGGTAAACCTCCTTTTGGAGCCTCTACCTCGGCAAATACTTTACGGAATCTTTCTAACGGAGAAGATTCCTCTTTAGGTTTTCTTACTGGCATAATTTGTGAGATTTAATGTTTAAAACAATAAGTTGTATAAGGACAGCTCAAAGCAGCCTTGCAATGGGCGTCCGGACAAATTCTTGCAGGAGGAGTTTTAGTTTCCACACAGTCAATAATAGTGTTCATCTTTTCATCGGCTTTTTCCAACTCCGTTTCATTTACGGGCATGAGGAAATCCTTTATTTCGGAAGTATCCTTGTTTATGTACAGGTACAGAACTTTAGTAGCACCTAGTTCTCTAGCGTACAGGGATGCCTGAAACTCATGTTTGGCAAATGGACGGAATATCGCTTTTCTGTAAAAGAAAGAGTTCATGGTCTTTATTTCCAAAACCACTTTCTCCCCGAATACCGATTTCTTGAATACACCATCAGCCTTACCATTTATGTAACGGTCTTTATTCACTACTGGAACTTCCGCCTGTTCGAGAAGTCCTATTTTATAAAGTATAGCCTGCATATATACATGATACCATGTACCCACATCGAATGTTCTTTGAAGTTCCCCCGTGATGGTGGAAACCCTAACGTCACTGGGAGGAAGCCTACATAAGTCATAGTACATGAGCCTTGGGCATCCGTCCAATAATTGTGACGGGTGAAATACACCTTCTGCACGTTTATCCGGAGCCATTACAGTCATATAGAAATCCATGAACTCCATAAAGAAAATATCACGGTTAAAATCTTCTGTTATACCAAGAAGTTTCTTAATCTTTCTGCGGATTCCCAAAACGGAAAATATACTGGCAGAAGTAACCCCGTTTACACAGGCAGAATTTATCTTATCAGAAATTGATAAAGGTTTCTCATCGGAAGAACCTTTTATAGTTTTACGGAGTAACCTCCCTATACCACCTCTAGTCATTTTTATTTAAGTTAAAAGGAAAGGAGCAGCCATTTCTGAACTGCTCCTAACACGGAATGGAAAATTACAAATATCAGAGAGTCTGGTGATTCCAAAGTGGCTCGAACACTTAACCCACGCCTTAAAAGGGCGTTGCTCTATCCAACTGAGCTATGGAACCAAGTGGAACAGCATCGGCAATCTCACAAATCCAACGCTGTTCCTAGAACATCATTTAACCTCCGATTTGATGTTTCAAAGATAACAAATATTTTTTAGTTTCCAAAATGCTGTTTATAAAACATGAACTTTTGCTGCACTTAGAGTAGCTTTCTTGATTACTTTCCCTAAGCTGAAAGCGAGATTACTCATGTCCTCAAGCACAACCCAATGTTTGAACATTGTCTTTGGGTCATAACACATATTAATACAGACCTGAATTACAGTAAAGTCCATTTTCTCTACTTTATCCACACATTCCTTTGTATGTTCTATCGCCTTACTGCCCCTGTAACGGGAAGCACTCGGTTCACCGTCTGATAGAACAAACAGCAAAACATGATTCTGTGTCTGTTTGCGAATACGCTGGGCGGTTTCAAGTATGGCAATACCATCCCTGTTTTCACATCTTGCCTCAACAGAACCCAGGGAATACCTTGGCTTGAAAGTTTTTTCACGGTAAATCATTAGTTCGGTAGCACCGTCAAAACGACTGTCACCCGAATGACCGTAAATGAACAGTTCCACTTTTGGAGAATCCCCCAAAGCCTCATTGATAAGTATGGCAGTATCACGGGCAGCTTCTATTCTACCACCGCACATGGAACCACTCTCGTCAATAAGCACGCCCACACTTACACCGTCAGTCCTTACTTCACCTTGTCGGATATATACGGTAGGAACACCCTGTACGGCTTCGGCAAGTTTGGAAGTATCCAGCATGCCGCTTCTCATAGAGCGGTGTATGTACTGGTATTCCTTACAATGGCAACGTATAACTTTGGATATTGCCGGAGCATAACGTTTAACTCTGGCAAGTGATTCCTTGTACCGTTCCTCATTAGTAGGAGGAAATTTGAAAAAGGCATCCTTGGTTCCTCCCATATCTACTGTGCCCTCACATACATCTCCAAGCAAACCTCTGTCCTTTTTCACGGCATCAGCAATTTTGGAGTCATCCATACGGTCCGGCATTGAACGGTCAAGTTTGTCAAGTATATCCGAACTGTCGGATGCCATTCGTTTCTCAACCTCCACACCCGATAGTCCTCCTCCGGAAGCGGAATCCTCTTTCATTTCCTCTTCAAGTTTGTCCTTATAGAACTCTTTAAGAATATCAAAAACCTTATAGGCAGCGAGAACCGTTTCCTTAGTAGTTACTGGATAGGGTAAAAGCACTTTCTTTATTTCAACGAGATATGGAGCATACTTTACTATCTCGGCTTCATCTATGTATTTAGGGTATCGGACAATCTCCAGTATAAGATTGAGAAGAACCTCAAAATCATTAAGTTCCGATTTTTCTTTTTTGGGAGCGACATAATCCAAGTAGTAACTGTCAAACCAGTAATATTTGCTTCGTTCCAAGAATCGTGCGAAACCCGGTTTCAAATCACCGCAAAGTTTCTCAATACGTTCATCTTCCAGTATATTGAATAATCGGGATATGATTCTGTTACCGATAGAAGTCAGACGTTCCTTGTTTGTGTACAACAAGTGGCATCCCTCATGTACAGTGGTCCCCAAAAATACGTCCAACCGTTCACCAACAGTAAGAGCCTTGTCAGTAAGCATTATGGTGGAAACCTGTACTTTCTGAAAGTCAGTGAAACTGTCCTCCCCGTTATGAATTATAACTTTTACCTTGTAGGGAATATCCATAGAAGTTATCATATCACGTGCCAGAGGATATGCACGCTTTATCAGTTCTGCTTCATCAGCACATTCCAGATAGTAGGAAGAATAGGCACTGCCCTCTTCCAAGGTACTTTCCCAATCAAGTTTCCCCTCTTTTCGTATATGTGTGAACGCCTTACCGTCACGTTCCAACCAATCTTCCAAAAGTTCGTCCACGATTTCATCGGTGACAACCATATCTTTATCCACAGCCATAGTCAATATGTTATTTTAAATAGTTCCTTTTTATAATACCCGGTTTTAAGCAACTCGGATTTCTTGGCATTAAGTATAGGAAACGCCCTATCTTTCAAGATGCGTTTCCCGTTATACCACAAGCTACCGTAGGTCTTTTTCTTAGGTTTGTCTACGGGAAATTGATTACTTGTTGCCATAGGCAAGAAATTTTTATCTACTACTAATCACCCTGCATACGATACCACGTTCTCCATCGGAGCGAGTACCTTCAAAAAGAGGAAGGAGAACCAGTTCCATAGCACGTACCAAATCCCATCCGTCAGCAACCAAGTCACCCACCATAAGAGTTTCACGGGTGGAAATGGAACTGCTTATCTCCTGTTTGTTATACATATTACGCAAACTGTTTGCAACCTTTGTAATAATTGTAGCGTCCGAAAGGGAAATTCCACAGCGTCTTACCAAAACCTTGTTTTCCTGTTCCGGTGGCATATATGATAATTCGATAGGGAAGAAACGTCCTACAAGTGCACGGTCCATACTCATTGTACCCGTATATTCCACACCAACATTGGCAGTTGCTACAAAACAACATTCCGGATGCACTTCTATTTCACGTAAGTCCTCACCGCCGGCAATTTCCACAGGAAGTTTTCTACGGCTGTCAAGACAGGGAAACAGAATGTTATTAGTAGTAACGGGTGCACGGGATAACTCGTCCAAAAGCACTACACCCGGTTTGGATATATCCCTTGTAAATTTGGCATAGTCAAATACTGATACACCTCCCTTTTGCAATCGGTGTACACCTAAAAGTCCGGCTACTGGGTCATACATGGAACCCATATCATAGACAGAACAGGATATGCCAAGTTTCTTACAGGCAAGTAACACAAGTTCGGTCTTACCACCACCCGTAGCACCGATAAGCATCGTGTTCACCTGATTCTGAATATTACGCATAAGCAGATACCATACATCTGAATCTACATAGAAACCCTCTGAACCGATAGAGGGGATTTTAAATTCCGGATTTGTTTTCATCTTCCCCAATAAAGTTTTGGAGGAAGTCTTGGTTTCCTTTTTTTCATCTGAACTGCCAGAATCATAAGAAGAGGTGGAGGTACCTATAAATATTTCATAGGCTCTAACCATTTCTTCGGTAGGCTTATGTTTCGGGTCCCGATAATCAGCATCAAGAATACCGATAGGAAAGATGTTTCCTGCCTGATAATACTTACTGGCAGGCTTGAGCATATCGGTCACAAAGGTTGTACCCGTGGGGTACGCATCCCTTAAAGACCTGTCGGCACTTACATTTACCGTGCTGTCGATTTTAGTACCATCTTCAAAAGTCTGACCGTTAAGTGCCTTACAACGTTGTCTACCCTCTTCTACGAGAGTTCTCAAAAAGTAATATTTTTCCATTTTGTGAGATTAAAAAAGTTTATGTGATTTTTCTAAGTTATAAATTATACTCTCTGCGGTGCTCAAATCCAGATTTTTTCGGAGTGTTCTTTTCCGGAATCCTGTACCATCAGTCATTTGTGAATATTCCACCACTTTAAACAACCCGTGTTGTTGTTTCTTATATTCAAAGCGGAATATACGGTATAAGTTTATTTTCGGCATAGTTAAATATACAAATTTTTATGGAAATAACAAAACCCCCTAACTGTTATCCTTATACGCAAGTTCAATCAAAAATTGTAAGTCCTCATAAGTAAGAATAGCAAGGCTGTCACGGGATTTCTCAAAATCCACCACAAAGATAGGAATTTTTTTAGCCGAACATTTCTTTTTCAGTTTAACCCACTCGGATAATTTAAGGCTATATGATTCATGGGCTGTGGTTTTTGCCTCAATTTCACAAAAATCAGTAATCACATCATTTTGCCCGAATGTGGCTCCTGAATTGATAGTCGTATAGCCACGGAGTTTTTTAGCTATACGACTTTCCTGTTTTTTGGAACGCTCCCGTGTAGTAGTGGAACCGTCCATAAGTTTGTTCAGATACCCGAATTTACTCTTTACCATTGTATAGAATATATCCGGTGAATCTTCATTACGCTATCCCTGTAACTGGTGGTAAGAGTTACAGAGTAACCAACACTTTTAAGTATCTCTACCAACTCGGACACATCCGTACAGAATCCTATCGTCAATGAACACTTGCCGCTTTCAGCAGCCATTTTTATTTTGGTAAATACCTCCCTGTAAGGAGTGGTGGCGATTTCCCTCGCCTGTTGTGCAGTAAGATACTGCTGTTTTTGTTTTTCAGTCATATTCCTAAAATAAGTTTTGTACACTAAAATAAGAAATTTTATCAGAACTTTCAAGCCACTTGGAATACTCTTTACGTGCATGAGTTTCCCAATTGGTTTTTCCCATACTAAACCCATAAAGAACTTCTTTGTTCCATGCGTGAATTACAGCTTGTTCCAAAGTATCATGTACACAGTCAGAACGGGTAAGAGGATGTCCATACCCATGGGTACTTGCCATAAACGAAGTAACACAACCCCATTTTCCATTTCTTTGAACCGCCTCAAAACAAAGACCAGTCTTGGGAACCTTCCATTGTAGGAACGTTACTGCTACATCAAAACAATTAAATACCGTTTCTTGGGGAAATAACATTTCTATTAATGTTGTAAGTATGCAAGCATCTATCATATTTTTGGTTTATTTTAAAATGTCATCAATAGATGATAAAACACTCTCCAGTCTTTCCAACTGCTCAGAGTATTTCATAAGAAGAACGGAAGCAATATCTTACATTCCTCTTTGGTCATACAGACCGTTATCTCGTATGGAGATGAATACGATTTTCTTGTGCTATCTATGTAACTCATTTCTTTCCTGTTTTGAATTTCTTGTTTATTTCTTTTTCTGCCGCCTTGGCTCCTTTCTTGAAACCCTCTACAAAGCTGTCAAAACAAATTCTGTTTATTTCTGGAGTACAGCTTCTCAAAAGTGGGCAAATCGAACATCTTTGGCTAAGTCCGGCTGACCTCTTGGCTATTTTCGTTACGTTTTTCATAGGCTTTACACTCTTCACAATGCAGTTTGTAAGCATGGGCAAACATTCCTAGAGTAACAGGTTCAAAGTTAAAATCCGCCTGTTTCCCTTCTATAACAACAGAAACACACAATTGTCCATCGCAAAAGTCAATATACGCTTCACCACCTCCATTTCCTTTAATGGAAAGTGTTTGTGTCTGTACGCTATTCATTATTCACCTCCTTTAATCTTTTAATTATGGCATTAGCACAATTAACCGAATATTTAGCAGCTACATCAGAACAAACACCAATATCGTTTGCTATAACCACATTAACGATTTCTTTTGCCAATTCGTATCTACGCTGTTCCCAGTCGATAGTTTCACTAAAGAAATCAAGTTCTGATACTTTGAAATATTTATCATTCACCAATGCAGTGCCATCATCATATAAATCCTTGATATTTACAATTTCTCCTGTTAATTTTACTCTTGCTTTCATTGTTTAATCATTTATTATATTACCACCAAAACATTCCACCCCAAAATAATATAAAAATAATACCTGCTACAAGTTTGACAACAGCACCCAAACCAAAAGCACCGTCCTTACCATTAGATGCCCAAAACAACCAAAGTATTAAAACTATAATTGCCACTACATTATACCATGCTATTGTAATCATAATTGTTCCTCCTTTGTTTTAAAGTGTTCAATCAGTTCGTTTACGGAAGCCTTGTGTATTTTTCTACCTTCATTACATACTTCATCACCACATTTAAACCATAAATCCCCATCGGTAAACCATTGGTACTTGTCTGTATCATCCCTTAATGCAGCGATAGCCAGGAAAAGTTCCTCGTTAGCTCCGCAATCAACAAGGACATCTATTTCTTTAAGAGCATTTATATCATCATCGCGCCATGAATAAACCGAAATAATTCCAAACATACAAGTACATAGATTATGCCAACCTAAATATGGATTACAATAATAGCCAAGTTCTTTTAATCTATTTCTAATATTATCAGTATTTTTGCGTATGAAACACGGTGTTGTAAATCCCATAGTTATTCCTCCTTAATTATTCGCTCATTTATAATAAACTCTCCATGAATATCAATGGGAAGCATATTGGAAACACTCGCATGATAAGTCTTACCGTCCATTGCCTTACATAGTGGATGTATTTCTTTAGGCATAGGGGCAGGACATTTTTTACAATGTCTTATCATTTCAAAATGTCTATTTTCCTTATTGTCACAACATTCACAATGAATTGGATAGTAAAAATAAGTACGTTCCAACTGGGTTTCTTTTCCACATATTTCGCATCTGCCCCATTCTATTGAATTACACATGATTGTTCCTCCTTCTCTGTTTTAATATCTGTTACTTTACTCATAGCGTATTATCTTTTCTTTAACTCCAGTAGTGCTACCACAGGAAGGGCATGGGATAAATATTACATTATACCCTTCTCTTTGGTCAAAAAACTCACTGTGTATATCCGATTTCTCAAACTCAAATTCACATCCACATCTGTCACAACGCCGGAAGTAAATCGGATTTTTCTTATTAGCTTCTTTAATAATCTTTATTGCCATAGCTAATCTTCTTTATATTTTGATTCATCAATTACAACACTCCTAATATTTCTTTCTCCAAATGTTTTATAAGTCAACGTTCCTCCATAAAACTTTATGGTATCTCCCTTAACAGTAATAACCATTCCACCTTTTAATCTATGTTCCATATCACCTTTACAAGATAACATCGTGGCTGTCATAAGTATAATTAATATAAACCTCATAATTAATCTCCTTTCTCTTTAATCCGTTCAAGTACATCTCTGTTGGCTTCTAGTATATCATCAAAAGACGGGATGGGCATCCAAGCTACCGTATCATAATACACTGTATCATAATACACTAATGCTTTTGCTTCCCATTCTCCATCTATATAATTGTTTACACATATAAAATAATTATTAGAGCGCTTCACCTTACAGAGTGTAAATACCATATCTTCATTTTCCGGCAACCGTTCATTAACGCTTATCCAAGGAGATTGCTTTGACTGCCATTCGGCACCTTGAACGAAATTCATCTCTCCAAACTTTGCCAAATCTTTACCAAACAAAGTTCTGTCAACTGTCCTGTGATTAAACAGGATATTTTCTCTTGCTGCTTCTTCTACTGTCTGTTTCATATCAAAATACTATTTTAAAATCTTTTCCTTTTAACGTAGGAAGCCTGTCAGTGACAAACTTCTCCAGTTCCTCTTCGTCTATCGGGAACAACGGGCAATATTGGTATCTGAACGTATGTACAAACCGCCCGTCAAGCATTACATCAAAAACCAGTGTTTTCATATCTTGTTCACTTTTGTCCATAAACTAAACTCGGTATAGAGATATTTCCATTTATCCCTGTAACGGTATTTGTCATTCGAGTATTGGCAACGGACACAATAATCCGTCTTATATAAAACCTCATAGATTACTCCCCTGTGTTCAAACAGTTCGTGACTATCAAGGGTTCCTACTTCTACCTTCTTCATAACTGTAAGAATTCAATTATTCATATAATCTATACTACCAATATTTCACGGTAAGAAATACAAATAAGATTGGAAACCTCATTCTCATCGTGACACCATGCAAGAAACCATTTCTTACCTTTAGTAGTATTAAACTGCCCTTTCCACATTTTACCGTTATACTTACCCGTAGGCTCGGAGTTTGTATAATCCGGCAATAAGTCAAAGTCCAGTTTACTCATAAGCACATAATCATCGTCCAAAACAAAACCGCTAGGGTCTGGTTGTACCCAATGTTTTCCAAGTGAATTTGTCATTGGTGGAATAGTATTCTTGTTCAAAGAAACATTATCAGTGTTTTCCTTAAACTGTGCACCCGCAATAAATCCTTTATAGTAAGCAGTAAAAGCATTTCCGTCATTTTGCGATTCCGCAAACTTATAGGCGGCTTTTTCAATTTCTTTATTCATCAGTCAAGCATTTTATAGTGTCTTTTAAAAGTATCCCAAGGAGTGTAGTCTACATAAGGAGTACCATCCCATGTATTTTGCCATGTATATTTGGCATAAAATATGGAACTCCATTTAAAGAACTTGAATTGCCATATAAACGAAATGATATTGAACGCCAAAAATACTGCAATCTCGAACAGTGTATATGCTATGCAAAGCAAACACCATATAATCAAATGTATTCTTAAATATTTCATAATAAGCCAAAGTCTAAAAGTTTCGCAATCATAGGCGGTTCCATCATTTCCAGTTTAGCCATAGAACATGGGGTATAGGTAAGTCCGAATAACAACATTCCCTTATGACAGAACTTTCCGTATTTTGATATTGCCTCCAACTGCTCATCGCTTATCGGAATAGGGGATTTCTTAGTATATGCAGTCCTAATGTATCCGTCATACAGGATATGGTTATTGTGTACTTTTACCCACCCTTGTTCGCATAACCAAGTGTCCATAGATTTATGGGGGAAATCTTTCAATGGGTCAACACCGTTTTCTACGGTCATACGACTTCTTATAGCATCAGCCAATGCCGCATGGAGCATATTGGCGTAAGAACCGTTTGTTCCAAAATAGGTTCCATCCCGTGCAATCCATCCGGCATCATAGTTGTCAGTTATGGAAACTGGCTGTATCTCCTTACCAAGAAGTTCCTTGGTGTTTTCAGCACCCTCCATATATTTGGAAAGCTGTTCGTCCTCAGCTTCAAATTGTTTCAGTAATAATGAATATTCTCCGTTAATAATAGCGCTTAACCTTATTTGTAACATGGAAACTACATTGTGTCTGCCTCTTGACAAATCACAAGAAACGTCTGGATAAACGGCATCTATAAAATCAAACACTCTATATAGTTTGGCAGCTCTGTCCAAGAACTTGGTACACTGGTTCACTAATAAAACTATACGTTCTACATCCTCCATGTGAGAAAGTTTTCCACGGAATGTTTCCCAATCCTTCATTGTAGCGGAAAGAACTATTGACACTACATCCTTAATCGGGATTTCCAGTTTTTGTTTTTGCACAAATCGGGCTATTTGCTCCAACGCCCGGTAATATTCCCTTGCCGTATCACCAATCTCTTTATGGTTTCTTTCATACCACGAGGACAAGTTGGGTCTGGGAAAATCCTTATGTAAAAACCTGTCATAGGTAGCAATCTCAATAGTCTGCTTATCGTCCATTACTACACAGACCATATCGCCTTTAAGTATCTTGAGAGCGATATTATCCGGACACCCCATAAGGGATGTGGTTATTACCTTTATAGCTTTTTCTGGGTCTAACTCATATAATAATGCTTCTTGGGCGATTTGCATAAGAAGTTTACCTGCATCATCGCCTAATGTGAAATGTACGGTTCCTTTTTTCATAGTGAGAAATTTTTAATACTTGAATATAGGAAAAATTTAGGAGGAAAACAATCTGAAAAATAAAGCCCCACTGGATTTTCCAATGAGGCTTTGAGTTTACTTTTTGATTGCATCACGTAATTTGCGGAGAGGTGAATCTTCCACGTTCTTTTCATCATGGGGTTTTGATGCTTGAAGTTTCTCCATGTTCTGCTTTGTAAGTTTACCAACCATTTGTAGTCCTTGACCACCAAACAGTCCTCCAAAAAGTCCTTTTGCCATAATCGTAAAGTTTTAGTCAGTTTCCGGTTTTTTGTCCTCCACAGGTTTTACTGTGTAACGACCTCCTGTACCTTTGACAATCTGAAAACCGTTTCTTTTCAACAACTTGTCAGCCAGTTTACTGGACACCCTCCAAAGGTTCCCCAAAAACAAATTGTTAGGGGGTAAGTTAACATATCTCTTGCTGCATTTGAGAATAAGAACGATTTTCTTAAATTCATCTTCGGGTATTTCAATTTTCTTTCCCATAGTCAAAATATTAATATCCGACTAACTCGGTACTAAAGTAGTATAATTGCTGATTATCTAACCTATGATTGGTTACTACTTTGTTACTCCGTCAGCCGGATTTGTTAGTTATTCGATTTTCTCAATATGTTCTTTTTTGTACTTTATGATTTCACCTTGGCATATCAAGTGAACGCCCAAAGTAATAAGAAGTACGCCTACCACCATTCTCCAGTTGTGAAAAGATATGCGGAACGGTGAAATGCTTATCTCTGTGTGAAGAGCCATAAGGAATACGAGCACCGCCACAGGAATAAGCACAGGAGTTACATCAAAACATCTCACGGTACACCTCCTTTTCCAACTTTTTAAGCATCCCGGATTTTGTAAGTTCACTCACGAAATTGTCTATGCCCTGTACATGGAGGTCTTTATAGTCATACCAAGAACCTTTACGTTCTACGAGATTATATTTCATGGCAAGGTCAACTATCTGTCCGGAGGCATCAGTAGAATATGCCTGTGTACCTCCATAGTCCACATAAGCGTAAAAGAATGTAGCACTTCTTTGGGGAACACCCACCTTGTTTTTCACACATTCAATGGATATGTTCCTTCCGATTACAATCTCACCCTCATCAACTTTGGCATTGAGTTTTTTAAGTGCCTTGAATTTCACGGATAATGATTTCGTGCGCTTTAACTGTTCACCGTTACGTATTACTTCTGGGTCGCCGTATGCTATGCCCGTTTTTTGGTATGCCGAATTGATAACTATAAGGGTGGATTCCTTTGTCGGATTACTGTTCATGGCAGCTTGGAATTTACGGCACGCCTTATTCCAGAACCGTGCTCCGGAAGCCATCTGCTGGTCTTCCATAGATTTTCCTATTTCCTCGTCAGTACCGATAGCGGACATACTGTCCAGAACCACAAGACTTATTTCCTCATTTTCAAGCAATGCCTGTATAATATCCACACAGTTACTAAGTAGGGTAGGTCTTACCAAAATAAGACCCTCATTGTCAATACCGAAATTTTCTCCCCAGTCGGGAGTGTAGGTAGCCTCAATATCCACAAGGGCAACTCTTCGTGCCACAGGTGGTTTTTTGGGCTTATAACCGTCACGCAGTTCAAAGGATTCCAGTTCCCTCATTGTATCATCGCCTTTATAGGTGAATGACTTGAAAGCGTTAGGCTCATGGTTTGCCCAATCATAATGCTGGAATTTTGCTATGGCATCATAGGAAGCATAGCTTTTAAGGGAACCGTTCTCACCATAATGTTCGATAACTCTTCCTATGGGGAAACCTCCACAGGTAACATAGTTATACGCCGGAATACGGCTTAATATCTTACGGCACTTAGGTAGTGTAGCCGCAGTGTGAACAACTCCGTCACCCATTAAATCATTGAACTTGGATAACATGGAGTTTAGGACTGAAAGTTTTTTAGCCATAGTTTATTTGTAATTTTCCATTTATAATACTCCCATTACTAGACCATAGTTGAATCTGTATGGATAAGAAACAATATCGTCATTTTTCATCTCGCCCCAGTTTGCAAGTATTTTGCCATCGGCAATTAACGGCACGTCCAGTTTGACGGTGTTTTCCATACAGTCAATAACCACTTTTTCACATTCCATCATTTGGTCCTCACGTACTTCAATAAGAACCTCATCGTGAACCTGCAATAAAAAATGGGCATCAAGATTAAGTTCCTTGAACTTCCGGCACATTGCGATAGTAGCCAGTTTCACTATATCCGCACCAGTTCCTTGGATAATGGTGTTTACCGCCTGTCTTAATTCGGCATAATACATGGCTTCATTACGGGTGAACTTGGACTTTGTAGTTTCCTTGAAAACACGTATTCTACCGAACAGATTTTTCACGTACCCATGTTTTCGGGCAAAATTTTCAGTAGCTTCTTTCCAATGGGCAAATCCTATGTACGACTTATGATAATTGTCAATCATCTCAATGGCACGTTCCTTGGCCACATTGAAAGTTCTCATATACTTACCGATTCCCATACCGTACAGCACGCCAAAGTTCATCACTTTTGCCTGTTTACGGGTAATATTACAGGCTTTGGCAACCTCACCATGTGGGTCACGTCCGTGCAGGAAGATATCCATAAACCGTTCATCCTTACTCATGTGCGCCATCACACGGAGTTCCAACTGTGAGTAGTCATAGTTGACAAACTTATAGCCCGGTCTTGGAACAAATGCCTCACGTATGGGAAAATGGTAATTGTTAGGTTGGTTCTGTAAGTTAGGTCCGGTAGATGCGAAACGTCCTGTCTTTGTACCACAACTGTTCAAGTCACCTCTTAGAACCGAGTGCTCGTCAACCAAGTTAGGAATAGCCTTAACATATCCGGTGTACAATTTGTTCAACTCCGAATATTCGTTCATAAGAGCACCGACACGTATTCCCATAGAATCCCATTCCTCAAATGTAGCAGCATCCGTACTGGGTGCTCCTGTTTTTTTGGAATAGCTTACAATAGGAAGTTTCATCTTATCAAAGAATACGGCAGCTTTCTGCTTTGCAGAATTTAAGTTGAATACACAACCGCACTCATCATACACCTCATCAAGTATCTTGGGAAGTTCGGCAGTTATCTGCTCACCCATTTCCTTTAACAAGGGAACATCAATAAGAACCCCACGAATTTTGGCATCCCGAAGAATCGGAATAAGCGGAAGTTCAATTCTATCATGTATTCTATGGGCATCCTCATCCATAAGAGGATTATACTTGTAGAATACTTTTGTGGTCCAGTAAGTGTCCTCACCAGCATATCCGGCAAGAAGTTCAAGCAGGGAATCACCTTCAACAGACCAGTTTATCTTATTCCACGCCTTACCGCATATCTCCTTAAAGGTCTTTTTGACGTAACCGAAATCCTCGGCAACACGTTTCTCTAGCTGTTTGTCGAGTGACGGGTTTACTAGATGAACCATAACCAGTGTATCCGCGAATATCTTATAACATTCATCCTTGATACCGTTCATCTTATTTATCATGGTATCGTACTTGGCGTTGTGTGCTATCAGCTTGTAATGGGGAAACCTCTCATTGCAAACTTCGGCAAGTTCATTCATTGGAACCCCTTTTGAGAAGAAGAAATCCACTGGAATAAAACAAGCGCCCACACCTTTTTGGTGCAAGGAAAGTCCTAGAGGAATCGCATCATATTCCAACCCTGTGGTTTCCCAGTCAAATGCAAGAAGTTTATCCTCTTCGCACTTACTGAAATACTCCTTTACTTCCCCGATATTTTCAAGTAACTGAACCACACCTTTGAAAACAGGAATCTTTATCATAATTACTTCAAATAAGAATAAGGAGTTAAGTCTTGAACCTAACTCCTTACAGTTAACACTTAATCTTCATCGGTATAACCTGCTTCGTCAATTTCGTCCTCCGTAGGCGGCTGGCAATATTCCTCGGCAGTCATTCCTTGTTCATCCCAGTCAATAGGTCGCATACGCTTATCATCTTCGTCAAAAGCCTGCTCGAAGTTATAAGTGGAATCCTTACCCTCGCCGGAACGTGTGACCTCAAGAACCATTTGATTAAGTTCTCTTCCTTTCTTGTCCTTATCCCTAACCTGTTTAAGTGAGTTAGCGATAGTAGAACCGACAATCCATATCTTTTCAACAGGTTTGTCGTTCTTAAACCGTTTCTTATCACTGTCCCAAGTACCACGGTAATCAAGAATCTTGAAAGCAGCACGCCATGTCTGTTTGACACCATCGGAACAAAGGACACAATGTTTTCCTGTATTCAATTGACAGGGAACAATAGTCCATTTTCCTCGTTTGTCTTTCACTTGATGTGCATCAAAACAATAAGGTTCTTCTTGGAGAATCTGGATAATGGCGCTTTCACCAGTTTTAAGCCAAAATTCACGAAGAGAGTTTCCAGCTTCTTCAATGCGTTTTTTAACTTCTTCCTGTCGTCTTGCAACAGCACCCCAACCTTGTTCTCTTTTAGAACTTCTTGGTGAACTTTCATCACCACCACGTCTTGAACGTGTACGTCCAATAGTCTTACTTGGCATAATCTTTAATTTTAAATGGCATTGTATTGCCGGTTACACATAAAATAAAACGAATGTGCTTTTATTAATCACACTTAAATATAAGAAAATTTTTTCATCAATGCAAATCCTTTCTAAGAGCCTTTAATTCCTCGATTAAAGTAGAAGCGGATTCTAGTTTGACTACATTTAGTCTTTCCCTTATTTCAACACCCTCAGGGGTAGCACCTACATGTATCATGGATTCCCACAATGAATCATTAGTGATGAGCCTGTCAAGTAGATTTCTCCTATTCTCATAAACAATATGGTCTACGTATGTTTCATCCCGTAGATACCTTAGTGTATCAAATGGTATTTTATGTTCATAGGAAAATGTGTCAAAAGGACCTACTTTTATTGACCGTTTCTCATCCAAGTAAGCTATGGGGTCATTCTCATCATTATAGGGTTTAAATACCTCACGCCACTTTTTTACAAAGGGCACAGTGTCACCTGTAAAATAATCAAATACATGATTTGATGTTTCTATATTTCTCATAACATCAGTCTTAGGAAAACTGATAGCTACTACCAAACTTTGTAATGGTGCTATTTTGAGATGTGTTTCAAAATAACTTATAGCATCCTCTTCATTGCTTATATGTATAATAAGCAAATAATCGCAGATTGATAATATCTTAGTCATTTCTTGCCTCCAATTCTTTTTGTACCTCGGTACATAAGTCCAAATATGAATCCCAGTTCATTGTCATTTCCATAGAATATTGCAGATAATCGGTAGAATTATTAAACGCCCTGCTCCATACTTTCGGAGATATACATTTTTCCGGGTCTTTGCTGAGATAAGGAACTAATAGCACCTCGGTATGATTTTTAAGTAAGTGATAGCAAATCTCGGTAGCCTTTCGTCCGGCAGTATCATTATCAAGGGCAAGGTACACTTTGTCAAATTTTCCCAACTGTTCAGCCTGCCAGTTACTTAAGTCAGCCCCCATGATACCCGTAGCGTTATAACCATGCTGATATAACCGCATAACATCAGTCTGACCTTCCACAACTACTACATAGTTATATGAAAAGTCAAGGTTATACAAGTAATTCTTTTTATCGAACCCTTTACTGTTACGGACTTTCCGGTCGGGATAATAGCATCTTCTCTGATAACCGAGCAAAGTGTCCGGATTGGAAAAATCCTTGTAATAAGGAATAACGAACCATTCCTTGTCCATCATGCCCACACGAAAATGTTTCAAAGTATCTCTGCGCAAACCCCTTTTAAGAAATTCCTGCGGAGGATTATTCACATCCCACATTAAATCAAGCTCGAACTCCTTTTCTTCGGGATGATAGTCAACAAGGTTAACCATTTCCACCGCCTCGAAATAGTTGACTCCGAACTTCGTGGTAAGCAAACGTACTAGGTTTCCGTGTGCTCCACAGGAAAAACAATGGAAAGCGTTCTTATCGGGAGATACAAAGAATGACATTCTTCCGCTACCGTCCGGATGATTTTCACGAAACGGGCATTCCATACGAATCTGCCCGTTGGTCATTTTCTGCGGATTGAAGTCTTTGAATACCTCCAGTAAGTCAGTCATTGTTTCTTCTGTTGTTTTTGTTATTCTCCATTCTGTTGAAATCATCCATAGCTTCCGACAATTTTTTCAGACTGGCAGAAAGTCTTGTCATGGCACTTGTATTCTCCTTTGCGGATGTACGGGATGATTCCATAACCTGATTGATGCGTGGGAGCAATCTTTCAATACGGGTAAGTATTTCACGTAGCTTCAAAGCAAAACGGCTATTTACTACAATGGAATTATACAGTCGTAATGTAGAGAAAGTGCTTATGGCAAACATGATAAGAAATGCCCGGACGTATAACCGAACCTCAGATATAGGTGTCCACCATACGATAGGCTCAATGAACAGCCAGACAACGAACAACACACAAATAACTATGAGCATCCATGTAATAAAGGAAACATAGTTATTCTTGACTACTTCCCACAAGAATTGAAAAAACAAACCGATTCTCTTAAAGAAAGACGGTCTTACATTATTATCTTCCATATATCAATAAATAAATTATTCCGTGAATTAAAACTGTCAACAGCCGATGGAACATCAAGGCCTTTTTTCTTGAGCTTGAACATATAAAAGTCACAAAGTTTTTTTGCAGCTATGTTGGGAACCGTTTCCTGATAAGTAACTGCAAAGGCATGGGAATTGGCTTCAACCAATGCAATCCTTTTGGGATAACCGTCTGTATGCCCAACATAATACTTAAAACCCTCATGGTACATAACATGGCTGTACAGGAAATCAAATGCCTTTATTTCACCATGTGTTCCATCATAGGCATAAACAAAAGTTGTTCCGGTTTCTTTTCTTAATTCATACATAACTGCATAACTCCTAAAGTTAAAGGATTCGTGTTTCTATTATTAAGGTTGTACTTTCCATCCACGAGCACATCTTTTGTACGGGTGAAAAAATAATACCGTTTTTCATCAATAACGGAAAGTGCCGCAGACAAGGCATCCTCCATAACAGCGAAACATGGGTCGGTCATACACATTCCGGTAGATGCCTCACTTACTATGTAGCAGTCGGGAAATTCCACATCCTGATGGACAATGAAATCCCAATGGTATCTATGAAAGTACCCGTACACCATAACGTCACGAAATCCATCATGGCATCTGACAGTACCCACACCGTTCATGTCCACAAAATCAATAGTCTGTTTTAGTTTCGACTTTCGGTCTTTCATCTTCCTCTTTTTTAGCTAAGGTAATTGAATGAAGCATATTATCCAAATCATTCTGGAAAATCAGAGTAGTTCCGGAAACGACACGTCTTGCCTTTACAACTTCACAACCGATTATATCGTGAAACCTCATATCGGCATCCTGAAACATTCTTATGGCAATATCCGAATCTTGCACGAATGAGTTACCGTATGCAAAATCTTCCATACCGTCCATAGAAAACTTACTGGCTGTCTTTGAGGAACCACGCTTCAACTGTGTGGTATTGATAATGGGTGTCTTGAAATTTTTTGCGAGCCGTTTCAGATTACGGGTAATGTAGACTATTTTCTCCCAACCCTCCTGCATCTTACTTTCCATAAGATAGGAACCGTCCACGAATACCGCACTAGGCTGGTACAGACCCATAAAGGTTGCAAGTTCGTCAATGGTCTGGCAACTGTAAACTATCCTTATCTTGGACTTATGTTTTTTAAGAGCGTCAAGACCTCTATAATAGCGTGACTTTTCCCTTTCGGATAATGTACCTTTCATAAACTTCTCATAGGGGAGCTTGAAACGGATGCAGTCAATACGCTCCTTTATTTCTTCCTCTCCCATTTCATTTGTGATAAACAGTATATCACCGAAAGTTTCTTCCGTGGCTTCCATACGGTCAAGTATGGTCTGTTCAAGAAGATAAGCCAGATAAACAAGCAGCCACGATTTACCTTGACCAGCCTTACCACCAATGGTAATTAAATCCTGTTTACGGTATCCGAAGAAAGTTTTGTCCAAATCGTCACACCCCATAGAAAGATATGTGACACCTAAAGATTTCATACGTTCCTCGTAATCAGCCTTACGTGCTTCCACATCATCGGAGTATAACACATCCTTACTTTCAACCGCATCCACCGAAAGCATACCTATCAAAGACTGCAACTCAAAAAGTTTCTCACGGGGGTCGTCCTTTATCCCACGCAATATTCTTGGGATATTGTCGGTCATAGTGGCGAATATGAATCTTTCCTTTACATTGTTGAGATAGTAACTGGGTCGGGAATCCACAGTTCCCGAATCCAGTTTAAACCTCTCACAGAAAGATTTCACACCCATAATCTCACCATGTTCACGATAGTAGTCCATGATAAACTTATGTTGTCGTATCTCAGCACCATCCAACCATTTTCGCTGGATAAGCGATAGTATCTTTTGGTCTTTGCGTTTCAAGCAAGCAACCATCAACTTTTCTCCCTCGGTCATTGTTACATTAATTTTCTTTTGTTCCTACTGGCAATAGTCTTTCTGAAATCACCACCTGTAACGCATACGGTAACAACCGCCTCACTCAACAGGGAAGCGACATCTTCCGAAAATACCTTCTTGACATATTTAGGTTCCGTATTGGATGTTATCCACAGGGGGCGTTTCATCTGAACGCGGTAACGGACTACTGATTCAATCACCCGTTTTACAAAATCCGGTATCGGTAATGGTTCTCCTGATGAATCCACGTTCTTTCCGAACTCATCAATACCTAGAAATTGTACATCACGGAGAATCTTGGTCAAGTCCTGTTTCTGTTCGTCAGAATACCACGAGCTTGTATATTTGTCAACAAGTTCATCCATAGAGAACAACCTAACTGTGTAACCCTTTTCAATGAATCTCTTAAAAGCGCAATTAAGCAAATGTGATTTTCCTGTACCATTGCTCCCCCAAAGATACATTCCTAATCCGTCATTGACAAACTCATCGGATTTCCGTATATAGTTACGTACCATCTTTAACGCTTTCTCATCATTGGTGTAGTCGGCAAAGGTCTTATCATGCCAACCGAGTTTTATCCCACAGTACAAATAATATTCAGTTTCTTTCTGTGTCATAGTATAATATTAAAATGAACCATCAGTAGTATCCATTTCACGCATATAGTCCTTACTGTCAGAATCGGTTCTGGTAAGTTTGCGGAAAATATCATCCTTTCGGTAAGCCACATTTGTAAGTGTGGGCACACCTCTTGTGGAATACTCGTCATAGTTCAAAGTTCCCTCTATAAGAATTGCGAAAACAGTAAACCTGTCATACGCCTTGAGCATATTGTTGGTCTGGAAATATTCGACTTTACTCCGTATGATATACACCTCCCCACCTGTGTACATTTCATACAGGTAACTGTGCAGGTCTGTAAAATCATTCGGAGTAAATGCCTCGACACCTTTTTCGGCAATCAGTTTGTCAATCTGCTCACGTATATACCTGCTCCGTGATTTGTCTTTTGCGGAACGGGATTTACCATACGCCCTTATGGCATCATCAAGTTTCTGTTTGGCTTCCTCAAACAAACTGCTCTTAACTTCAAAGGTAAAGAACTTCCTTCCTCTGAACTCCCCAAGATAAATAAGTTCGGGATTTTCTGCGTCAAAACTGATAAGACCCTCATCCGCCAAATCGTCAAGAGCCTTATCAATTTCATTGTTTTTCTTGGAATTGAACTCCGGAAAATAGTCGTACAAGTCGGATATGTTCTCAGAGAATACACCGAATTTCTCGTCACTATCTTCCGGTTCAAAGGAAGTTACCTTGGTAAGTAATGCAGCATATAGCAAATACTTGAAAGGAACAAGACCTGTGATAGCCATGTTCTTCCGTAACTTGAATAGACTGTTCATTACTTCTCATCTAAATCAGCAACCTGTACTTTCAATTCCTCGGTAACAATATTGTCCGCAATTTCAATGGTGGATTTCACGGATGCCAAAACTTCCTCGGTAGGATTTATCGGCAATGTGATTCCGACAGTTATCTTTGCAGAGTTATAGTCACCCAAATTTTTTGTAAGTGATTTCTCGTAATATACGGAAGCATCATTTCTAACCTCCAAAGCAGGTTTCTTGAGAGTTGATTTAGTAGGCATATTTTCTCCTTTCGTTTTCAAAAAGTTCATGTATCTGAGCGACTTTCTCGGCAGGAGGTCTTTCACTGCCCTTGAAAGTTTCAATTATTTTTGCCGTTTCCTCGGCAAGAGATACGGGATAATATCGGTATCCTTTTATTTTAAAGATACAAGGAGGAATAGTACCCTCGTGCTCATACCGTCTTACGGTACTGGCACTCTTGCCGATTATACGGGCAAACCCCATAACGGTAACAACCTTTACGACTATACCGTTAACTTTGAATGTTCTAGTCTTTAATTTCTCCATCGAACCGATTTCTTAAAGAAGCGGAAAAAGCATAAGATGTTTTCATACCGTAAATCTGTGAAAGTATGGATTCGTCAATCTCACCGTTAAGTATGGCATCTTCAAGTACGGATTCACGGATAACTTCCACTTTCTCTATGCAATGTTTGAACCCGTTCTTTTTCAATACTTCTATGGCTTCGGGAAGCAAGGATTTCCCACACCGCAAGGTTTCCTTTAGGACAATCTCCTTGTCAGCGTGTTCCAGTATGATATACTTGTTACCTTTTTCATCTTCACTACCGATTTCCATAACCGCATCTTCCAAAGGAACACGTAATGTTTTCAATTCATTGGTTATGGCTTTTTCCTGTTCCTTTTTATTTATGAACTCCAATCCTTGGAGTGCAAGTTGCTCATTACTTAGTAATGTAACTGATTTTTTTCTCTTTGGCATAAGTCTTGAAAATTAGGTGAAACAAAAAAGAGCCGAAGGAACTAACCATCGGCTCTCAAACTAAATGGTAATCGGATTACTCTTCCAGTCTGCGAATCTTTGTATGAACTTCTGGGTCAAGGTCGTCCTCGGAGCCATCATCATATTTAACTTTCACAATACCTTTCTTGATTGACGAAACCTTACCGTTGAACCATCCTTTGGTTTCTTCATCATCCCAGTAAACGGCAACCAAATCACCTTTTTCAAGGTCGTCTATTTCAACATCCTCACCTTCCGGTTCAGCAGGTTTTTTCTTTGATTTTGCAGCAGTGGATTTACCTTTTTTCTTGATAAGGAGTTTGGCAATTTGTTCAGCCATAACATCAATGCTTGCCTTTTCATCATCTTCAAAATCGGAAAGGGCTTCACTCACCGCTGTTGCATCAACATCATCTTCATTTTCAGCGAAAGCGATAATTGCAGCAACAGCCTTTTTCTTGTTCTTCTTACCACTGTCGAAGTCCTCAAGAACATCGGCAATGTTATCAATCAGTTCATCATCACTACCATCCTCAGTTTCTTCTTCCTCTTCGACTTTTGACTTACCTTTTTTCGGAGCCGGTTTTTCATCCTCTGCTTCTGCATCAGAAGAATTATCACCACCTTTTTCCTGTGCATCAAGAATCAGATTACGGAGTTTCTTGTTGGTGTTCTTACCGTCAAAATCATCCGGATTTATTTTAAAGTCGTTTTTCAGAATTTTGGTAAGTTCCTTAACGTCCATATCCATCAGTTCATCTTCGGTATAGACTTTTTCGTCAGCAGCCTCTTCCTCTTGAGGAGCCGGTTTGGGTGCGGATTTCTTAGGTGCAGGAGAATCCTCAATTTTTTTACCATCATCTACCGTGTCAAAGTCACCTGCAATGACAGGCATAAACATTTTACCTTCATGTTGGATGCACTCAACTTCAACACCTGCTGCGAATTGTGCTACGATTGTAGCTACTGGTTTAATTTTTCCAAATACCATAATAGTTTAATTTTAAAAGATTAATAATGTTGCCTACCGTTTTAACGGGTAAGCGTTTTGTTTAATTTTGTACTTCAAATATACGTTTTGTTTTTAAAATGTCCAAATGCCGGACAAAATGCTGACTTTACATCTTATCAGTAACAATAAGATGCTGTGGTCCGTAGACAGTGAATAAGGAAGTGCCCGGAGTTATAGGGCATACTCCGAACGTTTCGGGAGAACCCTCAGTTTCGGCACGTACTTCCTTAAGGCGCACTAGGCACGTTTCATAGTCACCTTCAACTTTGAACACATCCCCTACATTAAGGGAAAGAACCTTCTTGTAGTCCTCTTTTGTGGAGCTGTCGGTAATTATAAGTTTTTCAGCCCTAATACTTGCAGACTTAATTTCCATACACTTTACAAATTTAAGATTAAATAATCTAAGCACCCCTTTATTTCTAGGGCAAACCATACAATAGGGAGAACCTACGCATAATAGGTTATGATATGGAGAGTCCAAGCAAATGGAAGATTTCCAATCATACCTATATCTGCGTATTCTTACACTAAGGAAGAACAATCTCCCAATCATCGGCGAACATATCGCTAATAGACGGAACCCATGAATCAGCGCGTCCGGTATTCTCGTTGTAAATAAGGCATTGACTAGTATAGTCAATGAAACCTTTGTCTTTCAGAATAAGGTCTTTTGCCGATTGGGGAAGCGATTGCATCTTTGGAATAACATCACTCTCTATATGAGCCGGAATCTGTTTGAACACCATTAATCCTTTTCCGTTCCAACCGCTTCTACGAATTGGAAAACCTGCTTTGAGAGCCATAATAGCCATACCAAAGTTCATCTTCCGCACTTCTGCGCTATCAGAGCCTTGCATACGTTGTATGCGAGTGTCAAGAAGCCGTATATAGTCGAACATAGTACAACACTGCATTTCCAGTAAACACTTGTTGTACATATCATTAACGACTTCATCCATTTTCCCTGAATCTATGAAAGCGGCCAACTTTACATATCTTCCATTGACTTCTTCGGCTTCTATCTGCATACGGTCAACTGGTGTTTCTGCAATCTTATATGCCTTTTCAAACGTATCTTTAGGACTCCAGCTTTCATACCCATCTTCATAGCGGACATGATAACCCTCATCATCGAAATTTTCCGTTGACGGTTTTTCTCTAAGAAGATGTTTTCCCCACGCATCACCTCTTGTCATAGGTTCTGCTTCAATCTGTTTTGTTCCAATGTACTTTTTCATATATCTGTTATTTAAAAATTGGTTTATTGTTTTTTGATTAGAAATAATCGGCTACCGCCCAAAATTTTCTCTGTATCAGATAGTCAAGGTTGGTACTTCTACTTATGGCTTCACGCTCGAAACAAGTATTAGCCCGGACTTTTTCAAATGTAATCGGTGAACCCGATACCGTTTCCCTAATTACCAAATTATGAAAGGAACGTATCATCTCAGCACCGTATAATATTGTAGGCGTGAAAGGGATGCAACAAAGTAAATAAAAAGGATTGAACCATCCAAATGCTTCGGCAAGACAGCAAAGAACCACAAGGGGAAGGCTTATTGTTACATGAATATCCCTTTGCTGAACGACATGAATCCTTTCGTGATTGATTAGCGTAAGTGACTGCTGGAAATTTTTCCGCACATTTTTACGTATAAAAAAGAAAGGATAAAACGCCCAAGCATTGTATCTCAGATAGGGAACAACTACTGGGAAACCCCTTTTGGTGCACCCCCACATGATGTTAAGAAAGGAGGAAAGTTTAGCCGCGATTTTATAGTCGAACTCGTTTCCCTTATTATCCACATACGTAGTGTATTCCTCACCACGTTTTCCTTTTCGCAATAACAAGCGTCTTTCACGTCTGTTAGGTCTTATTGGTTTTTCCATATTCCAGTTTTTCAAAATGAGAGAAAAGAATAAATGTTCCGATTATGGAAACAAAATACAAAAGTAGGTAAAACGCACAGGAATAAACCCATGCCATAAGTGGGGGAGTACCCCAAAGAAGAATGAACATGACCATCTTGGTCAGTTCCTGCACAATTCTTAATACTACCATAAAACTACTACGATTTTAACAGGAACAAATATAAGTAATATATAATATATTGCCAAATGCCGGAAAAATTTCCAACTACAAAACCGCATCTATGGTCTGAATACTACGAATACCCTTATACTCTGCGTTTATTTTGAAAAATTTCTGCGCATTGCTAAAAGTGGCATAAGTAAGAGGACAATTGTCCAACGGGTAAAACACCACAGGGTATTTCTTGTTTGGGTGAATACGTGTGGTTCTCCCTATGGCTTGTTCCGTATCTTTCATGGGCAAATGTATGATAAGAGTATCAATACGGTCAATATCCAAACCCTCTTTCGCAAGTTGTGTCACTCCGAATATAAGCCGGCACTCATTTTGCAGGTACGCTTCCTCTTCGGGTGTACGTTCCTTGGTTTCAGATATGATAAGCATGGGCTTATAGGTGGAAAAAAATTCGGTAAGGGCTTTAAGGGTGTCCTTTCTCTTGGAGAGGAAAAGTATGGTTCTTCCGGCATCAAGGCATTTCCTTATAAGGTTAATCATAAGTTTTCTTCTTCCTGAGTGGTCGTTCAGATACCCGTCAATAACAGGATAACTAAGGTCGGTAGCCTTTTTCATCACCCTGCGTAACTCCTGTTTCTCCACGTTTTTTGTGGGCCACATTTCAATAAGTTTTTTCAGACGGTCGGTAGCCTTGAACTCGACAGCACCCGTAGATTCATGGTATTTAAGACCGTTTTCATCCATGAAGCGGAAAAATCTTTCATGAGGAATCTTGCTGGAGAATATCTTGTCAATGGTAACACCTGTACGTATTGCGTAAACATGAGGTCTTGGAAACTCGTTAGCCATAACCAAATGTAGCCCGAAGTGATATTTAAGTATGCGGTGTACCCCATCGGCACGTCTGAAAGTAGCCGTAAGTGCAGTACGGTATTTAGCCGGAATTTCCTTTAGGATAGGTAAATAGGTTTCAGCACCGATTCTATGGGCTTCATCCATTATTACATGACCGACATTCCTTACCAGTTCTTCCGGAAGAACCCTGCATGAGAACAAGTCCATAACAACTATGGTAAAATCCTTGTCAACGGGAATCTCGGTATCGGAACTGCCTATAACAATACTGGAACAGGTGGTCGCTTCGGATATTCTCTGCTGCCACTGTTTCGCAAGGTAGTAAGTAGGAACCAGTACAAGGGTCTGTTTTCCACGTTCAAGGGAAATCCATAATCCCATTATTGTCTTACCACTACCGCACTTACCCTCAAGAAGTATTCCGGTACTTTCCTCAAGATGTTTCTTGTTTTCATCCCAAAAGGTCTGTTGGTAATCACGTAGTGCGAATTTGAATTTTCCGTCAATGTTTCTTCCCTCATTACCGTACTTTCCAAGTTCACCAAAATAGTAACGGGGTAAAACATAGCCGGAACCCTCACGTGATACATAACAGAGAGTCTTGGGTATGGTTGAATAGAATTTCTTATTACGTCCGAAACGTATCTTGTTCTGATATTCGGGATTGGGTAAGGTTAATGATTCAAGTACCTCGTCAACCGTACTACCCAAAGCTGCTATTTCGGCACTGCTTAAAATCAAGCTACTTCCAACTTCCATCTTCGCAATAAGTATTTAGAGTGAATAATTTCGTTTTTAATATTATATGATATATAAATATAAAGGCTAGACCCATCACTGGGTCCAACCTTAGATAAAGACATAGAGAATTAGCATCAAATACCAATACAAAGATACAAAAGTTTTTGAAACAAACAAATGCCGGAAAAACCTATTTTATCTTTATAATAAAGTAAAGCGCCAGATACGGAGGCATTATATTAACTGCACCGCCATCACCTGTGGATGTGGTTTCGGAAGCCGCACTTCTGTTGTCGTTACCATCCGCTCCCGAACCATTTTCCGCAATTTGGGTTTTGGAATAAGTTCCAGATTTACCGTTAGCCTTGGTGAAATTGTAAGACCTGCCGACATCCTTGTTTGTTCCGGAATATACATGGGTATGCGGTGGAAGCTGGCTCTCAGTAAGCGTGACGGATTCATTACCTCCGGTAGAACCCAAAGTGTAGGCAGTATTAGGACCCAACGGGAAACGTCCGTCCATAAGCGGAACTCCTGAAATCTGTGCGAAATTGATTGAATATGTGGAACCTCCGGTCATTGTTATCGTGAATCCCAGTTCCTTACAGTAGGCAGACCATGCCGCAAATTCGGTATTGGCTGTGGCAGAACCCAACATAAGTCTGTGACAGGGAACGAAGCCATAAGGAATGGAGTTCTTTATATCCTCGATAGTGACTTTTCCCAAGAGGGATTTGTTCCACATCATTATACTTCCCACGGTAACGGTATTTATAATAGCCGTTTCCAGAACTTGTATTCTGCTTAAAAGAGGATTAACCACGGATTTCACGTAGTCCTGTATGGTAGACCTGTTAGGTATGGCATAAATGATTGTGGCATCCTTTGTGCAGCGTGCCAGAACGGCTACCAAATTATTAAGCGTGGACGGGTCTTTTACAACCACTATGCTCTCGTTCTTGTACACCAACTGGTCTGCGGAAGCCATAGAAGTACCGTCTGAAAATGATGCGCCGGCAATTTCATGGCTAAAGTCCGAAGCATACGTAACTGTTTCAGTATCAGCAGTTAAGCAAAGATAAACCCCACTCTCGCTAAACAATGAAACAGCCGATTTTGCCGGACTGAAAGCAAGACCTTTGGCTTCAAGATAAGTAAATGACGGTGTGATAGTCCAAGTATTATCCTCAACTTCCACTTTAAGTGAGAGGTCGCTAACTACACCGATACGTTCGTCTATCCGGTCAGCCTGATACCTCATGCTCTCGAACTGCCGGTTCAAATCCGATGTGGTTATAAGGTTAGGGGAACCTCTGAAAACCGCACGGATAATTTTCTGCGTCTTATTGAACGCTCTTTCTATGATTGCACTCATACAAAATACGGATTTAGTAACGGATGAAAATAATAGCTGCTTGCCGTATTGGTGGTAATGTTTATGGTCTTGTTAGGACTGAAACCCAACCATGACGGAAGCACCTTTTTTATTGTACTTACAATAATATCCTTATATGAAGTACCGAAATATTTGCTGTTTATCGTAGCCGAGAAAGTAACCGCAGGATTTATTATATCCGAGTTACCTATAAGATAGAACTTGGGGTCTGTCGTGTCACCTACTATATGCCCTTGTATAAGGGAGTTGAGAAGCAACACCTGTGGGTCTGCATAAAAGGAATTGAAATTTACCGATACCATTCCCAGTGTCATTACGCTAAGAAACAGTTCAACGCCTTTTTTGCTCCCTCTTGTGCCAAGGATAATATCCGCATTAAGAAGAAACTGCTGTATAACAGGTAACGGAAACTCCATAGGTATGAAATCAACCCCATAGTCACCCAGACGTTTAAGCAGCCAGTTCTTATCAAGGAGAAGTGCCGGATTATATGCACGTAATGAAGTGAAAATAATATCCGATTTCACTTCATTTACCCCATCCATCACGGAAACGAACTTTCTCGTATTGGGGTGTGCAAGCACCTGTTCCGGTATGTTACTTTTAAACGACATTTAATCTTACCTCCACTTTAGATGTGTCAATTGTACTGAAAATCTCCAGTTCTCCTAAACTAACTTCGGGAATTATTGATTCCGAACTTCCTGAAAGTTTTTTGAACGTACAGTTCTGAACTCCGGCAACAGAGGAACGGATAAGAATATCCAGACCCGATTTGGTTATGCCCACTCCATACTCCGCACGTACCAAAGGATTGGTGACATCGCTTATCACCTGCAAGATACCGCTACGTATGGAAGCCATATCATAGCCGGGAGCGACAACAGCGTCCACTATGAATTTTGTAGCACCCAGTGCTGTAAGAAGATTCACATACTGGTTGTTTGCATGGTTAGCCTCATAACCGCCCATAACATAGGGAACAAATTCCGTATTCAGCGTGGAAAGCTCGGAAGAATTAAGTTCCGCGTTACCCGAAGTAGGAATAACCATGTAGCTTACCTGTCTACCCATTACCTTTACCTTGGACTTATGTACAAACGGGAAATTGTTGAGTGTCTTTTCAGCAATTTCCTCATTGATAACAGCCCGTTTTGTGGCAAAATAAGTGGGAGCCTTTTCACGTATGGCAGCGAATGTATCCGCGTCAGTACCTCCAGTGGAAGCCGTAAGCATGGTTACGGAAGTTGCGCTGCGTGATGCAAGGGAATCCAGTACGGAAGCGTTCTGGACAGACAGGTTTCCGTCAGCACCGCTTGATTTCCTGTATTCGACATGGATAGCCTTTCCTATGGGTGGTTTTATTCCGTAAGTACCGTCACCGAAGAATATTCCAACGGAACCGTCCTCTTCCGGAATGACTAGGTAATGTGTACTTTCGGGAGATGAAAACCCGAAATTATTCACCCGTGTGTAGGTTATATTGTCAATAACCACGGAAATGCTGTTTATATCAATATTCTCTTTCCTTACCAGCACCGAATAACCGCTGAACATGAAGTCCTCCGCGTAAAGTGTACCCTCATGCAAAGTAATCTGTTTGGTGGTGCTGGCAGCATTTACAGGCAATGAAAACTCATCCCAGTTGGTGAATTTCCTGTCACCCACACTTACAAGCAGGTCGCCCCTGTGATATGTGGCAGCAGGTCCGGCAACGAATTGTATATTGAAACTAGCCGAAGCACTCTTACAGGTGATAGCCTGATAACCCATAGAGGATGCCTTGGAAAAAGCGTTGCTGTAAGAACGCATTTTTCTCAATATGCTTTCATTGGCGAAAGCGTTAAGATACCAAAAATCCTTTTCCGAAAAAATGGCGAACAGTTCCACTAGAAACTCCCCGAAGTCCGATTCGCTGCGGTCAGTCCATTCGGGAAAAAGGGAATCAGCCAGAGAGTGGGCTTTCTGAACCATCTGAGACATGGTGGCGTTTGAGAGCAAATCCTCTTCCGGAATTATAAGCAGCTTGGAATAGTTCTGCAATTTCTGCAAGCGTGCCACGTCAAGACTGGCGAAGTATTTTAAAAGTTCTTCCTTTGTCTGAGCCATAGTAAAGTTATAATTTAAATTTGAAGCAAGTCACAACAGCAAATCACAACAGCCGGTTATACGAAAGTCACATCATCAATCTTGTTCTGTTTATCATCCGTGGAAGTATATTCGATTTTCAAGTGATATTCAGTCCTGTCATTGGCGAAATATCCTACATCAATGGTCTTTACAGAAACGCCGGGAATGTATTTCTTGATTCCTTTCTGCAAGTTACCGATTATAAGTGTCCTGTTCATTACGAAAAAGGAAGCCGGTTTCTGTAAGAAGTTGACAAATTTTGCCCCGAAATCGGAAGCATAAATACGAAAAGTATCAAACACACAATAAAACCAAATGCTGTCTTTATGCTTCTCCACTCCGGAAGTAAGGTTGAACTTGCCATCAACCAACAGAAACCTGCTTTGTAATCCTTTTAACATAACCACTTGTAAATGGTGACAAATCCACCGTTAGTAACTTTATCCTTGTTAGCCTCACGGATTTTATCAAATTCCTCATCGGTGAATTTCTGTACTTCAAGAGTTACCTCTTCATTGTACAGAATATCTGTAAGTTCATTGATTTTGTTCATTGCCGTGCGGTTCAAGGAATCGAATTTTTTCTTTTCCTCTTCCGTAGCGTCATTCTGCTGCACCTTTTCGCTCAACATCTTGTATTCATCGGTACGGAAACCTTTGACAATAGTCTGTTGCGCCTTTTCGGCAGCATCCTGTTCCTTGCATACACTAAGGGTGTTCTTCAATAATTTCATTGCCCCGTCAGAGGACAGGCTACCATAATGTAACTCTTTTAAGGTTGCAGCCAACTGGATGGTTTCTCCTTTTGTGAGTGTCAATCCTTTTTCTTTCTTAGTTTCAGCCATAATCAATATTTAGTTTAAATTTTCATTGTACTTACATCAATAGTGCCTACCTTTTCTCTTAAATCGGACAGGAAAGTATTGGCAACCTCTATAAGATTGGGCCAGTCCTCCGGAGAACCGCCTTCAAAATTTATACTCATTTGTCCATCTCTGAAAGAGCTGAAAGTCGCAAGATGTGTTCCATCACCTTTCTTTGTAATGTTACCTCCTTCAAATGTATTGAGGACGTTTCCAGAAATGTTGGCATTACCTGTACATTCATAGGTAATATCACTACCCGATACTCCGATAGTCGCCTGTTGTAACGAATTGAATTTAATTTCCATAATTTTTACTTTAGAATGTGCCTATATAACTCCACAAATATAATAAATTAAATCTGTTATCACCAAATTATTACCTGTCTTTGTTCCAACATCCATGGCAAGATTAATAAATGGAGCCGAATCAAGCCAGTTATCCTTAGAATGAAAAAGGATAGCGGTCCAGACCCAGAATACGTTACTACATAAAAATAGCCCACTTATTAGGTGGGCTTTTCTTTTTAATACATAACTACTTGATAATCTATATACCATTGGGTTACGTTTCCATAAGACGGGGGACTTCCTGCATCCACTGTGTCCATACGGGTGAAAGATTTTGGTATGTTGGCACATGATGGCATGGATATATTTCCTGACCATGAACCTGTATAGGAACCGTCTTTAGCCCTCCATCTATACCGTGCATAAGGTCTACCAGCGGAAGCCACATAATTACTGGAAGTATTATTGGTAACGCTAAGCCGGCATTGTGCGGAAGTACCTCCGTCACCACCCACAAGGGAACCTGTAACGGCAAATCCCGAAGCATTGGTGGTAGTTTCTCCAATATAGATGTACAAACTCTGTGTAACAACTATGGGCTTTTTTACAAGTCCGTCAGAGGAACTGGGAATCATACAGAGAACATTCCCGTTATAGTCGCAGAAATACCCTTTAAGATAAATAAATGTATCTCCAAAAACTATCAGTCCATTTCTTAATAACTCCAAGGAAACCCTACCTGTATCGGCAATATCGCTTACAGTAAACGTTCCGGAATCTACAAGAACATTGTTTTTATTGTAGACTTCTACCTTTATTTTCATGTTAGCCCATGTAAACCCACCTAAGATACTCCCCCAATTATATCTAGGGTCTGCCCAGTAAGGAGTTATTGTAAGTGTCCACCTCACAGCAGTAGAACTTACAGGATTAAGTAACAGTTCATTGTCTATTGTAGGAGGCTTGGCGTTATGGTCGTAACCGTCAAAGTCTAATGCCCTGTACCATGTTTTCGGGGCATCATATACTATGGTCTTGTTTACTGAATCATAGATAAGACCCGGAAGATTGGCATTGTTAAAGTCTGGAGTATTGGCTTCCTTAGGTTTTATATAGCTCCATTTATTTATTTTCCCGTGGGCGTTGGAACAAAGATAACCCAAGTCATAACTACCTACTCCCAGTACGGGAGCTATATCAGCATCTATACCGACAGGTGCGGTAATCACTCCGTTAGAATGAGCCATTGTTACCTCCTTTCTCCAAAGCGGTTATATGACCCAGAACTAGGACAGTCTTGTCCTTTACATCAATAGAAGTAAAACGGGTGTCACCTTCAATAGTGACAGCCCCGCTTACATCATAGTCAGAGGGAATTTGCCGGCAAGCAATCAGCCCCCCCTGCTGCCGAGCAGCAGAGATTACCTTTGATTAATACATCCACTTTTTTCATAACTTATTATTTTATTGGTCGGGAGCCACCATGAATATGGAGCTGCCTATGTAACTTGCACTATTAAGACTTACCCACAATTTGGCGTTCTTAGCCTGAACCAATTGTGACGAAACCGATACTGTTATCTCCATTTCCTTGGTAGTGCCGGCAGGAACATCAAAATCGGATATACTGCCATATTGTTCTCCCATTACCAATGGGTCTTTGAAATCCTTATTTATAAAACGTGTCCGCCAAGCATTGTTCCTGAAAGTAATTGTACCTGACGAACTGTTTCTTACTCTTATAGTAACCGTAGTATTTCCAGCTATTGATGGAAGTAGTCCGGCAAGCACGGTAATGCTTACATAAGAAGAAATAATCTCTATTGACTTACTTGATAACAAAGGTATTGAATAGCAGTCATTGGCTACATCAGAAGCGTCCTGCTCAAGAATTGCCGTACAGAGAAAAGGGTAAACATCCCAAGTTCCCGTAGGCATACCATAAGTTATCATTTCCGCCATAGCATACCCACTTCCTATTTTATTTTTTGCCGTAACTCTTCTACCCTGATTTCCACTACGTTGTTTCGCATATATTCCGAAATAGCAATCCTTTACGGTTGAAATATCCCCTATGTTAAGCTCATCCAGCAATTGGGAACCTTCTGAGGGCATCATAATGGTACATGAAGCAGTGAAAGAGCTACTTGTGAATTGGTTTGTAGCCTGAGAGGGAACAAGAAAATTGCCAATTGGTGCTCTGGCTTTATGATTATACCCATCAAAATCTAAGGCACGAAATGGAAACTTACCACCTGTCGGTGGGGTGTATTCCCATCCGTTCATACTTCCATTTGCCCAATTAACGGAATCCTGATAACTTGAAATTCTTTTAGGCATTATACCACAGTTCCCATCCCATCCTTGCCACCATTTTTCATTCTCACCCGGTGCAAGGCTTTCGTAACGTACAGGCTTGTACCGTGCCCACGGATTTATCTTTCCATGAGCATTGGAGCATAAGTACCCCAAATCATAACTTCCCACACCCAAAACAGGTGCTATGTCAGCATCAATGCCTACGGGTGCGGTTATTTTTCCATTAGAATGTCCCATATTTAGTCTAATTTTAATGGTAAACTATATGTAAACTTATCATTAGCAGGGGGTTGGGGAGAAGACCCTTTCTTCTTTAATCTTCTTATACCAAGAAGCCCGAAATTAAACATTCCCTTCATAAAGCGCAATTATTTCAGAATCCGAACCCCTTGCGGTAATATATCCGGTAGCGGTAAGATTACCCGTAACCTCTACATTTCCCTTAATCAATACATCTCCCTCAATGACAACATTCCCAGTAATTTTACCATCCAGGGGAATCCATTTATATTCCTTAATTACTTCCGCTTTGGGAAGTTCCACATGGAATACTTTTGCCAGCCAAATAATTATCTTTTTCATATAATGGTTTTTTATTTGTTCCAAATATAACAATATTATCCAAAAAGCGCAAAAAGCAATCCCTGTTTATGCACACAGGGATTTTTCAAGCTCCTTAACTCTCTTATTGAGTCGAGCTACTTCTCTTTTCAGTTTTGTGACTTCATCATCAACTTCTTGCAAACCTTTCCATACAACGGGGATAAGTCTTTCATAATCTATGGTATAGTAGTCATTGAAAGCGTCTTTCACCCACTGACTATAACCGCCGGAAAGCAAATCCTGTGCGATAAGACCGTAATTCCAGTTATCATGGTTGAACACTTCGGAATTTTCCTTGGCAATAGCGTTCCAGTGATACTTCACACTCCGGAATTTACGGATAATACCCATAGCATCATAACCCTGAATATCGGTTTTCAACCTTATATCGGAAGAGGATGCCTTGGCTGTAATTGCTCCGTTTGCTGTAATATTAGTTGCAGCATGGAAATTGTTCGCTGTGACACGCCCTGTACGGCAGTTCACTGACATGGCTATCTTGTTCTGATACGTGCTAGAACAAGTAGTAGTAAATGAAACGCCATACCATGAATCTATGACAAGATTTGATAAGGTCGAACTTCCAACCTCATTTCCATTGTCGTTCCCACTATGCCGGATATTCGCATTTGGTGTGGAAAAATCAATACGGGAAAATCTAGTTGTGCTCGGTAACTTCAAATAACAGTTTGAACCTCCGTTTACACTAACTCCTGCTCCAGTATTGGCAGAATGGTAATCCTGTATATAGAACGTTCTTGCAGTAGTCCATACATCCGCACTAGAAGCCCTACTGTCAGCCAATGTAGAAGCACCTCCTGCCGATACAACTACGGAAGTATTTGACGTGGGTTGCAGATTTTCCCATGCGGAAACGTTACACCCATAAGACCAATATTGGTATTCAATGTTTGCATTGTGGTATGAACCAATTTGACGCACCTGCAATTCAAAATTGTTTGTTCCTACACGTACAAGGCGAATGTTATCCATTCCTTTTGCAAATGTGGGGAGATAAAGGCGTGCTGAATTTTCAACAGTTCCCACACTGCTATTAGAAGAACTAGGGCCACTTCTCATATAAAATATGGCACAGAAGTGATAATTCCATACTTCTGACTGTGCATGATTTCCATAGGCATACCATATCCTTCCCCAAACCGTTACTGACCTATATGGTCCGGTTCCCGATTCAGAACAAGCGAATATCTTTTTCCAACCATTATCTTCACCACCTAGAGCAAATCTTACTGCATAGCATCTACCTATATTGTAATTTCTAGGTAAGAAATTAAGATGCCAATTGTCTAGCATATCCGCATTTAAATTAGAGTTCAATGTTGTGGAATTGCATTGGTAAGGCTGCTTACCTGTGCTTACGGTAGATACGAACCTGCTCGATTCAACATAATTACCTATATAAACCTTATTATCGTGCAGTACGATATTGCATAATACATTATTGCTTGAATCTCTTGAATCAATCCAAGTATAACTTCCACCGCCCAATACCAACCGTCTAGCCGAATCCCAGTTTGCAGCTAGATAATTAGTATGGGAAGTAATAGCACCATGTGTATCCAAATTTCCGTTTCTAACATTCAACCACATGGCATTGTTCGCTGCATCCCATTTCAGATAGGCATCTCCAATCTGCACATATTCAGTTGCGCTAAGACGGGCAGCAGACACACCACCTTTAAATCCCGCAGAAACACCATTGATATGACCTTGTTTGTTTATCTGCACTACTCCGACATCAGATGTATCCCCATTAGGGCGGAAATAGAGCATCCCCGAATCTCCATAACTTGAAATAACAGTGTTCCCCGAAGTGTTTCTGAAAACAGTATTTCCACTGTAAGACAGACCTATACCGCTATTCATTGCGATGTTCTTAGTGAAAGTCTTTTGCCCCGTAATAGTTTGGGGCGTGGCAATAGTTACATATTTCCCGTCAGCCTCGGTTTTAGTATATGCGTCCGTAATACCATATCCTGCCAAAGTGGTAGGATTATCACCGACTGTAACACGCCCGTAGGTGTCTACTGTAACTTTCGTATATGTACCAGCCTTCACCCCCGTGGTAGCCAGTGACAATGTGCGGTTTGCGGACAGGTTTCCACCTCCCGTAAGACCAGTTCCTGCGCTTATCGTTATGGTCTTGTCCGCTTTCAATGCGAGAAGTTCGGTTAAGGTATCATTTCCTGTAAGCCCTTCAAGGAAATTGTTCAGTTTGTTACTAAGTTGTGTTACGGTATTGTTAAGCGTGCCTAAGTCCTGTTGCCTTGCGAATGTTTCCCCGAATACAGCAGTAATGGTTTTTCCGTCAGAACTAAGTGTCATGTCTGTTATGGCATTTCCACTCCCCGACTGGGCGATGTTCTTTATTCCACCACCTTCTTTCGCCATTTTCCAAATTTCTTTTACCGTGTACGCATTAAATGTGTTGTTTAGGTCTGAATCGGAAAAGGTTGTGCCGTCAGTAAGATTTGCGAAGCTATATACGGTCTTTATGACACCACTTCCTCTACCAGCACCGCCTGTCTGCACTCCAAGAGCCGTAATCCAACCGTCCGAGTAGAATCCTACCGTATTTCCGTCTGTCCTATGTTTCACTCTCAGAGCCTTGTTTTTTGAATCATAAACAAGCTGGGCATCTCCTATCGTAATGGTATTTGTTGATACTGACGGTGCTTGAACATTTCCTTTCTTATTAATCCAAACAGCACCTTCCGTATTATTATGCCCATTAGGTCTTAGGTTTATTTCACCATTTCCGAAACTAGCTAGTATTGTATGACCGTCTGAGTTTCTTAATACTACATTTGAATCAGTATATGTTATACCACCGTTATTGTTGAATACTATGTTCTGACTAAACGTTTTTCTTCCCGAAATAGTCTGAGCAGTAGTCAAGGTAACGGCATCAGTAATCCCATACCCGGCAAGAGTTGTAGGTTTCCCAGTGGTTATCTTAGACCAGTCAAGGTTAGGTATATCCGTAGCGGAAAGGTTTGTTCCCGAAGTAACTCTTCCGTAAGCATCTACCATAACCTTGGTGTACGTACCTGCAACAACTCCCGAAGTACCCAGTGATAAGGTTACATCGGAAGTAAGAGCACCGCCGCCGGACAAACCAGTTCCGGCAATGACTTTCCGTGAGGATGTTACGTATCTGCTATCAGCAGCACTTTGTGTAAGATACTTATTAGCTGTAAGGTATGAATAGAGCTGGCTCTCATTAAGACCAGCATCTCCCGCTCTCCAATGAGTTCCGTCAAATACCAGTGCCTTTCCGGCAGCAGCACCTTCAACACCGTCCTCAGTGTCATTAGCCAAAACGTCAACCAGTTGGTATAATGTGGAAGCCCCTCCTGTACCACCGCTTCCCTTTGACACTCCTTTAGCAGATATGTAATCGACACCCCAAAAACCGAAATTAGCCCGTATGGACGCAATTGTCTTTGTATCGTCAGACGGGTCAACCTCATTACCCGAAGCATCCAGTGCAGTGAAAAGTTTGCTGAACGCTGTTTTGTCCATTTTACTCTGCAATATGACCGCAAGATTATCACTTTCCTTCATGCCTTGCAGGAAAACTTCAAGCTCAGACCACTTGTTTATAATATCATCCGCATCACTTCCGGTAAGAAAGTCGTTAAACTTGGTATTCAGTGCATCAAATTCCGATTTAGTGGCAAATGTGCTCCCTTTGGTGAATGTAAGAGAACGTCCATCAGAACCTTTTATGACATCCGTTACCGCATTACCCGAACCTGTAACCGTTACATTGGTAAGCCCCGAACTTGCAAGTTTCCAAATCTCATTTATGGTGAAAGCGTTGAAAGTAGCCGAATTGTCGTTGTTGTCAAACGTTCCTCCCAGTGATTCAAATCCGTAGACGAGGTTGATAAGACCACCACCTCCGCCACTTCCGCCGGAAGATTTTCCCTTTGCGGAAATCCAGTCCACAGACCATAACGCATAATTGGCACGTATATTTGTTATAGTGCCTAGCTTTGATTCATCATTTAAGTCAACCTCATTTCCATCATTATCCAGTGCGGTGAACAGATTGCTTATTCCGGCAGCGGTTTTAGGTTTGTCCGCATACCATTTGTCACCGTTAAATGTGAGTACGCTGCCTTTTGTAGCACCTGCCACACCTGTTATATCAGCATTTTTCTCCACGTCAAGCAACTGGTACAGGGCTACTGCACCTCCACCACCGCCTCCTGTTCCTCCATCAGATATACCTTTGGCAGACAGGAATCCCACAGACCACAGGGAATAATTGGCACGTATGGCATATATTTCCGCATTTTCATCATCCGGATTCACTTCGTTCCCCTCTTTGTCAAGGGCAGTAAAAAGTTTGCTGGAAAGACCTCCCTTATTGGGCATACCTCTCCAGAAACTCCCGTCAAATGTAAGTACATAATCCTTTTCCGCACCGAGTACGGCATCCTTGGTATCATTAGGGCTTACATCTATCAATTGGTACATGGCAGCAGCACCCCCACTTCCTGCACCTCCACCACCCGGTGACACTCCTTTAGCGGACAACCATCGGGTAGTATATGCAGCACCTTCAATTACAAGTGCGTCATTACCTTCATCCCAGTATAATCTTCTTCCTGCAATACGTATTCCCTTACGGAAGTCCTTTTCACCGAAAACTTCTTGGTCGCCCTTTATTGTGACGTAGTTATCCGAAAGGTATTTTTTCAACAAATCATCAAGAGTTACGGTAACATCACCACCGCCACCACCTTCACCGCCGGAAGAGAATCCCCATCGCTGGAGAAGTTTTTCCGTATATACGGCTATGTTGGTTGACAGCATATCTGTAACTTCGTCAATGACCGTATCATTAGACCTGCTTGAATCGGTATCGGAAGCACGCTTTAAAAAGGTGTTCTTGAAATCCTCTGCAAGTTCCTTCTGGTAATCTTCATATAACAGTGCAACAGTTTCCATTATTTGTTTATCTCTAAGCGTTCTTGTTTAAGTTCCTCCAGCTTCACTTTCGTTTCCTGTATTTTCTGTATGGTATCCGGGAAGAACATCTGCGGACCCATCATCGTATTGGTCTTTGCCTGTAACAGATGCTCAAGGAGATTATCAAACAGGTTCATAACCTTGAGCATCAAATCGAAATCGGAAGATTTTGCACCTTTGACGGGATAGAATCCTATAATAAGAGGACGGGAAAACGAATCCCGCTCATAAGAAACTAGGGCAATGAAATTGTCCTTGTTCTCCAACAGCCATTTCTGTGTAGGTACGGAAGTGGACGTACCCACATTAATCATGGGTGCGTACATTTCCTCACCTGTACGGGCTTTTACCTGTATTCTATCCCCGTCACTTTTTCCTGTAAGTCTGTAAAATTCAATCATCGTATAAATTCTAATTCGGTACTGGTTCCATTGGAATCCCACACATGGCGCAAGGCTCTTAAAAAATAACGGCTGGTATGGTTTGTTGTGTCATACCGTAGTATTCCGCGTATCGGATAAGACCTTTGGGAGCGTATATCCAAATCCTGATTAACCGTAGCTTCCACGGTTATTCCGAAAAACGCACGGTCAAAAACAGCGGTTTCCGCATCCACAATCTTGGTCTGCTTGTAATAGTAACGTGCATATTCGGGTGATTCCTGTTTAATGGGAACGCCACTGCTCCACTTCATATCGGTTATTCCCGAATTACGTATCTTGTCAGCCAGTTCGGGATTGGTACGGTTTATGTATTCAACCTTGGCTTCATCAAGTTCATACATATAGATAACTTTTCTGCCGTTTTCCTCACCGATTTCACTTACCTGCATTTTAACGTCACCCGTTTCCATATCCACGTCATAGGATGAACGAACCACAGCATTGGCTTGGTCTATATCCTCGGTAACGGAAACGCTTCTCATTATACGTGGACGGTTCCACCTTGTGTCGGAAAATCTCTGTACTTCGGAAGCGTTGACATTTTCCACTTTCAATTTGTCACCCTGCAAAGGATATACAAATGAAATCTCATCATTAATCGTATTCGCAGCCCTGTTTATATCCACGAAATAGAAGTATTCCGTACCGTCACGAACCTCCGTCCATATTGTGCATCCATAGGACTTTGCCAAAGATAACAAGAATTTCCAATCGGAGATATTTTTTTGATACCTAATATGTGTGGAAGTGAATGTTTCCCCTGCTTTTGCAGAGGGCAGCGATATTTCGCCCACTACCATACCACACTCTTCCACTATTCCGCGTATAAGGTTTTCCAACGTTATGGTTGTTCTTCCTTTGGCAAAAGGACGTTTGCTATTAGGGTCGGGATAAGTGAAATTATTGTAGGTGTCCTTTCCCATCTGGTTAAACGAGTACCCCATACATTCTACCCGGAAACGTATTTTACCGTTATCCGGACAGTCAAGGTATATACGTGTGACAGTGCCGGAGAAAACTTTCCGCACTCCTTTACCGTCACCATCGTAGTAACCACCGAAAAGGACAATCCACATTCCTAGGAACATACGGTAAATAAGGACATCCGCGTGCTTGTCAACTGTAAAGGTCAGCTTGTTAATCAAATCCGCGGTTTCCTCATATACCACAGGATATGCGACACATTCCTCTATGTCCATATAGGAAGCGAATTTATCGGCATTGTATCTCAATCCCTTGGAAGAGAACTTGTCATTACCTTGCGGACGGCTGTCACGTGGGTAAAGACGAATCTTAAACTGAGGTTGTATCGGTTGGAACATTGCTGTATTTTGTTGTTAGAATATCACTATCTCTTATTATCACTCTGGGAAGCCGGATAATATCACCCGTTTTCCAATCATCGGGCATACGTGGTGGGTTGTTATCCGCAATGTACGTCCACATATATTCAAGACCGTCACCGAAAATCCTTGCGGCTATCGTGTACAGATTTTCGTGAGCCTTTATAACGTAGTTGTACCACTCATAAGTTATGCTTTTATCCTTTACGGGATAATGCAAAACCTTGCCCCCCAAAAACTGGGAAACAAGGTTCTTAGTATTATAAAAATTAGGGCTTATCATTTTTCGGGTATCATTATATGGGTTAAACTCTGGTACTCAAACACTCCTATTTCCACATCCACCGTTGCCCTTATGGGCGTAAGGTCCGAATCGAACAATGTGTAATTTACAGGAGCGCTTTTCAAAACACCTTCCAAGTATATCGGACCCAGTGCGAACACAAGCGTAGCCGGTGGTCTGAACTGGTTCATTGAAACAACTCCTCCCTGTGCGAATTTGGGGGTTTCCTCATTATCCACTGGTGCTGGATAGAGGAAAGACTGTAACAGTTCCACTTTGTCAAGCACCCCTCTCTCATGTGCACGTGTACGGGAATACGCTCCCGAACTGGTCCACTGGAAAGCGTTCTTGTTGGTACTGGTTCCGTCAATCTGGTCGGCAAGAACATCCGGACGGAAAGTGGCAATATGGCTTTGGGGAGTATCATCCAAGAATAACTGGAAACTTACTATCCGTTCACCCCCATTGCTCCAATTATAATCGTTGTACGGTAATCCGGCATAAGGACGCACCTCGTATTCGGTGGTCTTATTGTCAGATATGGTCTGTGGGTTAAACTGGAAGAAATAACCTTTTTCCCACAGGCTTTTTTTCAAATCCTCGGAACTGATTATTATCCCACGTGTAAGCGTGTAACCTCTGTGGTTTCTTCCGGAGTCACCCGAAAAAGCATTTGACGTTCCACTCCGGAAAAGGGAGTAGAACGGTCTGAACATTGTAGATGAAAATATTTCCGGCATTATACACCTCCTCTTATTCTGTTATCACGTTGAATATCACTAAGAACACGCCTTATCTCCTGTGCAAGGCGTCTTTCATCAATATTCTCCCCTTTTTGGACAATAATCTGTACCGCCCCATTTCCCAATACTACACTCTGGTTTTCAGTAGTGTTCTGACTTACAGGTGGAGTTCCTGAAATAATCGGGTTAGGTGTAGGTACTGAATCCGTAGGAGTTACAGAATTTCCACCCCAAGTATAGTCACCAAAACCATGCTTGTTTGCCAAATCACGGGCAGCATCAGCAATATCCCTGTTAGTGTTCCGTAGAAAATCAGTGTTTCTGAAAAAATCCACCGCACCGATAGCAGGGTTAAGAGTTCCTGCCGCCCATTTTACCATAGGCATGATAAACTTGTTTATCTTACCGATAGGGTTTATGATGTTTTCCCTCATCCACTTTACAACAGAGTTGTTCTTAAATGCATCCCACATGGCGTTTATATTGGGGATAAGACCTTTCACCGCTTCGGAAACAGAGTCTATGACATAATTGATAAAACCGTCTTTCAATCCTTGCCACCCGATTCTTACTTGGGTAAACAACCATACAAAGGAGTTCCAAACAATCTGTATGGATTCCTTTATTCCGGAGAAAATACGGTTTATGAAATTCCTGAATTTCTCACATTTTGCGTACAGAACCGTAAATGCGGTTGTAGCCAGTATTATCCAGCCTACGGGATTGGTTGCATTTAGGGCAGTCCATACGGCTGTTATTATAGCCGGGAGATTTCTCAATATCGAAACGACAAAGAGAAGCGAACGTCCTATACCGCCTACGAATTTTCCTGTGGCGGTTATTTTCATTATGCTGAGTAACGTGTCAAGGGCTGCTTTGAATCCTGTCTGTGTAACAATACGGGAGATAAGTTTCAATCTGCTCCAAAATGTTGTAAGGTATTTACCCAAGGTAAGAGTAACCCCACGTTTTCCACCAAATAACGGAATCGCCATCAGTGCGGCACGGAAAGCCTTTACGGAAGCAATGGCAGCATTGCTTATGACAAACACACTCTTCAAAGCCTGATATGCGATAAGCAATTTAAGAACTGTCTTTATTTCCTCCTTGTATGTTTTGAAAAATGAAACAACCCGTAGTTTCCAAAACTCCAATACGACTACAAGTGTCCTCATTCTTTCGACAAAGGTTTCACTTGTACCGAAAATAAAGTTAACCGCCTGTTTAGCCTGTCTGCCCAACCATACCATTATATGACCGATTTGCCGGACAACCCAGCCGAGAACTATGCCCACACCTTTTCCGTACTGTACGATACTTTGGTAATTTCGTGCGAAAGCATCAGCCACGGATTTAAGAGCGCCCACAGTTTGCCCGTAAAGACTGTTAGGGTCATTCGGTTTTCCCACAATACCCGTGAGGAATCCCTTCATATTGGCATTTAACCTTTTCATTTGGTCTTGTATTGTGAGAAAGTCGTTTTTGATTAGTTCCTGCAATCCCTTATGTTGCTTTACGAAATTAAGCACTGCCTGTTGGCGCTGTATAGTGTTGGCACGATATTTTTCAAAGTACCTTGTTGACCTCTGTGTCATTAGACCCATATCAACTAGAGCCTGCATATTTCCCTGTATTCCCTGTGATATGGCGTTTGCGAACTGTGCATAGGATTTTCCCGTAGCATGAGCCGCCTTGTTTATAAACTCGAAGTTCTCCCCTACTTTCACTCCCACAGCCATAAGAGAGTTCATGCCTCGTAGCTGGTCGTCAACGGAGAAGAACGACTGTCCTTTTATAAGTCTGTTCTGAGCCGCCTCCATAGCTTTCATGGTGGAGAGGATGCCACCGAAGCGGAGGGAATTTTCCCGTAATGTGTCAACGTACTTCTCGGCATTAGTCCTTAAAGCATAATAGGCTGATGCCAGCGTAAGCGTAGCACCAGTCAATCTCACCAATTTGTTTACTGTACTTTGGGCTATGGTAATTCCGAAATCATACGTGAATTGGGAATTGTTGCCCGATGTTGCTCTAGGTATTGCCATAACTATTTTTCTTCATTTTGTTTTTGTTCCTTTCTGATAAGGTCCATTTCCATGCGGAATATTTTATCCCTTTCCTCAGAATCCATACACATTATACGGGAATAGTCCTGACCCAGACGTTTCATAAGAATATATGCCTTTGACGTTAAATCGTACTGATTATCCTGTTCCTCCGCAGTTTCTCTAGGTAAAAAAAGAGCACCCTTTTGCATAGCCCATTGGGTAAACTGGGGGTACTCTTTATGCCAAAAGTGATAATCAGACGGAGAAAACGTCATTCCGAGAAAAAATTGCTCACGTCCATTACCATAGGAATCTCACGGGCTTCCGAGCAACCGCAAGGCTCGTAATAGGCAAAAGGTAGAGTAGGAAGATATTCCATCAATTCATTTCGGATAGTTCTCAAGTCAATACCATCCAGATACTCGTTGAACATCTTGAGTCCGTAGTAGGTATGAAATTCAGAGGGGAGCACGTCAGTTACTTTTCCCTTTTTGTCCACACACTCGATTCTTTCAAGACAACTCATTGCTATACGCCGCCAAAAACCTATGCTATCAGTAAAATATTTCTCGTGGTTTATGGCATCTTCAAGCAATGGAGGTCTGAACACGAAGCGGTTGTATGTACGCTCGGTTATGCCTGCATACTCTTCTCTTGTTGTAATCTTCGGCAGTACGGGAGGACGGAAACCCCGTTTCAATTTAACTGGAATCTCATCGTAGTTGGTCATGGTTTCCATTCTTTCCTTCACTTCCGGCAGATAATCAATTTTGTCCAAATCAATATCCGCAAGCAGACGTTTTCCGCAATACTTGCAGATTATTTCCTGTTTTGGAAAGAAAGATACCCACACCCTTCTGTGAATCTCAACCATAAGGGTATTGATTTCGGACATGGGTAACTTTCTAACGGCACTCGGAATAGTAACAGAGCCTTCTTCAAGATACTTCTTGCGTACTTCGGCTCCAATCTGAATGTTCCCTATACTTTTTACGGCTGCGGAAACGACATTTCCCTGCCAAGTATAGGGTTTTTCAGATAATCTTTTCAAAAATATCTTTTCAGCAACACCATTAGTCGATAACAGTTCTACGTTTGTATGAATCTCACCGTTGATTCTTAATCCTACGGGCAGTTCAAAGAATAAATTTTCCATATTACGATTAGTGTTTTTAAGTTAGTTACTATTTACGCACCTACTGGAATAATATCCCAGCCATCACAGGTAGCTCCGTAGGAAACTGTGAATTTCTCTTCGCTGGAAATATCGAATGTAGGATAGTTTGCGGACAGGAATCTGAACCCCTCGAATACGATAGTGAACACTTCCTTTCCGTTGTGCATCTTGACAGCCTGAACAGGCAATTTAAGTCCGTTTTCAATCATCTGGTTTACCAGTATTTCCAAAGCACGGTCAGTAACGTTACCTTGGTATGAACGGGTAAGCGTCATTTCTCCGTAATCTGTCAACTGTGTGGAGAACTTGTATTTACGGTTTGTTCCTGCATCCACGGTTTCTACCGTACCCGACTGTTTCTGCATACCTTCCAAAGTTTCAAAGATAGCATCACTCATAATGCCGGGAACAGGAATGTTCAAGTACCACCCGTTGGCTACATATACATCTTGTGGTTTCTGTGGTTTCATATTATTCCTCCGTTTCCGTTGTTGTTAATACACTGTCATTTCTTAACAATGAGATATGGACACTTTCCGTACATTCGGTAGGAATCCACAAAATATCAATGTTAAGCAATTTTCTGTCCTGAGTATTGGGATTGTTGCTCTTGTCACAGATACCTTGGTATGCAGTGTCAAAATCAACGCTTCTTTCCAAAGCACCGTTATCATATTCGGTCTTGAAGAAGTTTCTGGCTTCCACAAGAGCCTCACGTTTAAGTTCGGGAGTATTCGGTTTCTGTTCCAAGAAACGCATCTTGGAATTAAGTGAACGTACATAGTAGGAAGTCTGCAATCTCACATGAATACTCTTGTACAAATCATTGGTAGAATAAGTACGGGAACTTCCAATGTAATACCCTGTATTCTCAACGTACTGGATAATGTTACATGAGAACTGTTGAACCAGCTTATTAATAACCGTCTGTGACAGTCTTTGCGGAATCATCTCCATAACATTGTTGAACAGGGAGTCAATTCCTGCCGGTGGAATATGGATAAAGTCACCCTGCAAATAAGGAGTACGGATAAATCCTGCACCCAATACAGGACCCATTACAGGAATCATAACAGGGTTTCCGCTATCATCCGGAACCGTACACCATCCCATATAGCTACACAAGTAACTGATGCCCGAAGTCTGGAACTCCATAGCGTACAATTCGGCAGTACCTTCATCGGCATTTAACGGCAAATTACAGATACCTATGGCGTTTTTCTGCTCCTTACAATAAGCATGAAGAACTTTAGCCATAGAAAGTGAGTGGTATTCAGTTACTCCGATAATCTGAACATCGAATCCGTCAAACGCAGCAAGACCCGTAGGACTGTCCGTAGTACCTCCCGGCTTGTAATCGTTCTCCGTGATTTCACCGTCAACACCGTTTGCAAGTTTGGCAACAAATGTCTTATCCTCACGCACCTTTACAGCAGCACCTTCCACAGCGGTAATGGCACGGCTGGTAAGTGTTAGTTTTGTTGCGGAAGCTATCGCCGCGATAGTACCTACAAGTTTTCCATTAGAATCATACAGAACATTTCCGACTTTCAATGAAGTGAATGTGGTTCCCGAACCTGTAACTTCATTGCTTGAAGTATTGGCGGTTACAGTGCCGGTTACATCCTTGAACTTCATTTTTTCAATTTCACCGTTGAAAGTAACAGTAACATATTTGCTCACTTTGTTTACTGCATCCTGAATTTCAGCCAGTGTTCCGTAATTGTACTGTTCGGGAGTATTGGTCTTGTATTGTACGATAAGAGAGAACATATCTCTTACCAGTGACCCGTAGGAATACAGGGTAACAGTGATTCCGTTAGCCCATGCTCCGGGGTCTGGAGTACCTTTATAGGCAGCATTAACCACCATAGTTACCGAAGAACCCGAATCCAAATTCACAGTAGCCGTAGCAGCCTTTGCGGTCACAGCCACCATTCTGGCAAGGTAAAGGGTAACAGGTGCATCCCCTGCTTCATCAAAGATACTCTTAACAATACGAGGTCCATAAAAAGCATCATTCTGTCCTCCGAAAATCACATTGAAATCTTCCATAGATGTAATCTTGGTAGCCTTGAAAGCACCACCACGATTAAATTGTCCGGCAAGACCAATGTTTCTTTTGGAAGCGTCTCTAAAAGGGGAAACACCATTGTTTACACCCTCGGTAATTGTTAAACCTACGTTTGCCATTTTTCTTGTTTTTAAAATTAATTATCTATTTAAAAATCACTCCTAGGACAACTCCCAAAAGTGTTGCACCAACTCCCACTTTATACAGGTTTCTCCTGTACCGTTTTTTGTTATTAGTGATTTGTTTCTGTAAATCATCCGATAAAGCGGTGGTTTCCATGTACTTTTTATCAGTAATGGCTATAATAGAATCCTGTTTTTCAATAATACTGTTCTGAAAATAAGAGAGGGAATCAGAAATAGCTAAATCCATCTGGAGAATTTTGTTAGTTTCCTCCAAATGGATAGCCTTATTTATTGTACGATTAATATCAATGAGTTGCTGTCGGGTTATTGCCAGTAGTGTGTCGGGTCCGAGATGAATCAATCTCGGATAAGTAGTCTGAGAGAAACCTAATATTGTACTCCCAATCACCATTAGCAATAGCAGAATCCTTTTTCTCATATTCCTTCAAGATTATTTCGATTTGTTGCTCCAAGACTTCACGTTGCCCTTTCAAGAGAACCATTTCAGCCTCGAATTTAGCTACATCACCTTTAAGCTCTTGAATAGTATCATTCAAAACCTTTATTTTCTCCAAGTATTCCTCATAGGTTATCTGTGGAGAACTGGAGGTAACGCTACTCTTTGGCACAAATATAATAAATATAAATGCACAAACAGCCAATGCAGCCAAAAATAATATCACAACTTTCTTATTTTTCATCTTTTCCGAAATAGTCGTTTATTGATTCGATAGCTTCTACGAGTGAATCTTCAAACCTTTTGTTAGTACGGTGGGATTGAAGTTCCTTAACATCCTCTTTATTGTCCTGAAACAACCATTCAATTAATACACCCATATAGCCGTTCCCCATAAGAACGGTAAAATTTTCCTCGAAATCCTTTTCAAGATTGGTAGGCTTGTACATTCTGACTTTAAATTCGGGGAAGTCTTTTTTGAACTTCTCGATAATAAAGTCAGCGCATACGTCAGATTTGGTAACACCCTTGCTTGTATATACAGCGATTCCACGTGCGTTCATCCATTGAGAACCGTTTCCAGCCGCATTATTATGCAAGGATAACAACAGTTTGGGCTTGTCAGATTTCAGACTGGAAGCGAAATTTTTCCGCTTGGAAAGACCCGGTTCATTTTCAGAATCGGTAGTCTTGTAAACTTCATATCCCATTGCCTCCAATATTACTTTCAGTTCCCTAACTCTGTCACGGCTCCATCGGTATTCCCTATGCACACCATCGGGAGAGCGCTTACCCGGAACATCCTCACCATGAGCAGGGTCTAAAATAATCGTAATGTTCTTTTTCATTATCATACTCCAAACACTAGTTTTAATATGCTGATAACACTTGAACCGAATAATCCCGACAGTAAGGAAATAATGCCTAAGAAAAGAAACAGTGATAATCTTGGATTCTTGATAAGGAATTTAACCCTATCAAATAGTTCCCTGTTACCATACACAGGACAATTGTCTATATCTTTTTTATACTTGGTTATAGCCTCAAGCACACTGTCAAGTTTCCTGTTTGTTTCAGAAAGACTTCCCTGTAACTCCTGCTGACGCTCGGCAAGACCCTTTACGGAATCCTGTACCAAATGGGCGAGTAAGAGAAGTTTTCTATCCTGCGGATTATCTTTCTCACACATTACTTCCAAACTGTCGATAATCTTATTCATTGTTCTATATGGAGATTATTAAAGTCCGTGGGAATTACCATATCTTTGGGCACAATCGTGGTTTTACCCGGAAGAAACACATAGATTTTTCCATTATGTGATAGTTCAATACGGAAATTTCCGCGGTTATGAACCGTTTTGTTCTTTTTCTCCTGTACCGACTGAACCTCGTTAGTATCCTTTTTTCCCATAATAGTTACTTTTTATTTCCAAATATACTACATTATTTCTATACAACAAATTCCTAAAAGATAAAAATATCCGGATTGTTTAAAACAAACTCGTTATATTCATTTTTGATATTTTCTATCTCTTCATCACTAAGTCCTCCCAACCTCAGATACGGAACAAAAGAGTACCAGTTAGGAGCTTCACCAATGGAAGCCTCAACACCTCTTGTGTTGTCCGATGGTACGAAACAGCACTGCCATTGTTCCGTCGGGATTGAATCCGACATTTCCGAAGAAAGGGATTTTGTAGGTTCTGCAATCTTTTGCTGATTGAAGTTCAATCTCCATTTTCCTGTGCTTCCGTTTGTACGCAGCAGCACTAGCATGGGCTGTTTTTGCCCACTGTAATCTGTCAAAAAAGTCTGGATAGGCATCTTTCCAATAATTTATTAAATTAGACATATTGATGTTCTTGAAACTACCGTTCATTCCTGCCCAAGAACGTTTACATTCAAAGAAATCGGAAGAGCGCTTCAACTCAGAAAGCCTGCTTTCGATTTCTTTCCTGTTCCGTTTCCGAAGTTTTCTATGCGTAGTACCTATTCGGACACCTAAGAAGTCCACCATATTCTTATCAGAAACTTTGTGAATACTCCAGTTAGGTTTTACAGTCTGTCCACCTTCTGTAACTTTCTGCATATAGTAGGTAACAGCACTCCTAACAGCCTGTTTATTGTTACTAATAAATATTGTATCATCACAGAACCTCAAATAGTCGCACTTGAAATTCCTTACAATAGAGTAATCAATATCCAGCAAATTAATATGACCCAAAATATTAGACGAGATATTTCCCAGTACAACATAACCCAATGACAGGAACTCCTTGGATAAGGAGATAACCCATTTGTCTTTTATGTACTTGCACAGGATTCTGATTATTGTATCCGGATTACAGGTAGAATAATATTGTCTTATATCGGCAGAGCCTACAAACACATCATCTTTCTGTCTGCGGATTTTATTTATAGCACGCAGTCTACATTTATGTTGCCCCAGTCCTTTTATAGAACCGTAAACATGCCCTCGTTGTAACTTGGGCATGAATACAAATTCTAATATATCGGCTAGGAGTTGGTCAACTATCCTATCTCTAGGAGTAGCGGAATGAATAACCCTGATTTTACCGCTGTCCAGTTTCTTAAACACATAATAGTCACCATGCTTGTACGTACCGTATTTCAAGTCATTGTACAAGTCTTGGAGATTCTTTGATATATCAGCGTCAAAGTCTTTCCATTCCTTACGGAGATGTTTGTTCCAATGGGAAGATTTAGAGTGCATATCCTCAACAATAGCAATCAGTCTTTCCATAGACAGGAACTTCTTTTTCAACAGACCAACTTTTTTCATAAGTTCTACGTAGTTACCACCCCAAGGGCTTTTCGGACTTACTCCAACTACTAAAGTTGATGCCTACTAAGCGGTTAAAGGCAGCGAAAAGTTTCATTTGGCACTTGCCAAGATGAACAGCCATTCTAATTTTTATTCTAAAACAAATGTTTATCTTAACTTTCATATTCTATGTGTCCGAACCCGATTGTTCAAGTTCCGATTAGAAACCGCATTGTTCAAGTTCAGAGCGAACAAACCGCAAAAAGCGGCGGTGTTCGCATTAGCACCCCCCAACAGGAAAGGCAATCAAC